AATATATTTCACTGTGCGCAATCATGTGCGGCGGTAGCAGTGGTGCGGATTGTTCTGATTTTGACGATTTTGAGTTCTTTGAGGGCCTTGAGGATTCTGTCGATTTTAACAAATGGCCGTCTGTACGGGTTCTTCTGAATGTTCCTTTTGATTATAGAATCAGACGTGTTGCATTTTCGCAACATACACTTGGCGAATCCGCAGAATCCGCATAACCGATTATAACGATTGTAACGATTTCTGGCTAGACAATTATATTATATAGGCGCGCGACGCGCGAATCGACGTAAGTCCTTTGATAGCAACAACTTACGTCGATTCAATAGGCGCGCTTTGGCGTGTGAATCGACGTAAGTCCTTTGATAGCAACAACTTACGACGAGCGCTTAGGGCGCGGAAAACGTAAGTCCTTTGATAGCAAGGACTTAGGACGTGAATCGTTATAACCGAATCACAATTTTGGAAATTTACTTTGACTTTCCGGCAGAATCGTTATAACCGGACGCCTCGCGCTGTGGGTATGGTAGGATACAGTAGGCGCAGCCTACCGCGCCGCAATTGGGGTTGATACCATGCGAAAAACTCAACTCAACCGACAAAACCCGCAAAGCCGTTACGGTCGGCAAAATCCTGCTGAGTTCAAAATCAGAACATTAGGTGGGCAATCCCAATTGCACCGATCGTATCGTTTTTGAGTTTCGTATCAATTGGAGAAGTTACGATGAGTAGCACGAAAGTTACGAAGTTGGTGGATTTCTCGGATCTGTACCTTGAAGGGAATGTGCGGACTGAAGCGTGTGAAGCGATTCCGCATATGGTGCAGAGTTTGCGGAGAAACGGGTTCAAGCCGAATCATCCGCTTGTCGTGTCTGAGCGGGATGGCCGATTTCTCGTGTTGTGCGGGAATCGCCGGAAGAAGGGATTGGACTGGTTGGCCGAAAATGACGATTCTGAGTATCGTCGCATTCTCGGCGAGTTCAACGGTAAAATCCCTTGTATCGTTCACAAGGGTTTGACCGAAGAAGAGGAAATTCTGCTTCGTGTCGATCATTCCACCGATGAGGATCGTGTCGGTCTTGACGAATGGAGTCAGTTTTTAGCGATTAAACAGCTTGTGCGGGCTTTCACGGCTGAATCGCAGGAACGGATTGCAGAGAAACTCGGGATTTTCCACAACAAAGGGAAAAACAAGGGAAAGCCGAATCGGTCATATGTGCAGACTCGGGTGGATCTGGCGCGTCTGCCGGTTTTCGTGCAGGAAGAGATTAGGAAGCTCATGCAGGAAGGGAAGGATGCAACGCCTGTGCGGATTAGTGACATTAAGAAACTCAAGACCGTCTACAATGACGAATATGCCGATTATCCCGACGGCGACGGTCCTGAGTTCAAAAAGGCTTGGGAGGGTATTGTCAATCCTGAGCCGAAGGCCGAATCTGCCGACGGCGATAAGGTGGAACCTGCCGATCTTTCCGTCAAGTCCGCCTTTGAACGTTCTCAGGCTTGTAGCAGTCGCCTGCTTGGGCGGGTTCTACTGGCTGTGACGAATCAAGGGAAGGATGATCTGGTTGCGCTGGATGCGCAGGTCTTGCAGGCTGAGACGGATTCGCAGATCCTTGCCGATATTGCCGAATATCTTGGCGAGAACGATTACGCTCAGCTTGTCGATGCTGCCAGAAATGCGCGTGTTGAGCGTGAGGCGCAGGATGCCGAGAATGCGGAGACTGCCGATTCCGCCGAGTAGGCCGGATGTGCCGGCATCAGGCCGGCTAGTCCGATTATCCGGGCTGGCCGGCCTATTTCCGTTTCTACCGATTATTCCGTCTGAGTTCAAAATCTTTCCTAGAATCTTGGGGCCGGGCTGGTCGGCGGACTGGGATGGCGCCGGGAATGAACGTAGGCCCCAACGGGCCGTCTTCGAAGCCACTCATGGCAGCGCCCCCCCCCCAAATACAAGGGAATGAACAAGGTCAACCCCAGCGCGGCTCCAAAACCGGGTTCTCCGGCGAAGTCTTCAGGTTTTCCTCCCTGAAAGATCCGGGGTATCCAACCATTTTGTATTGCTGGGTGACGACGGCGCAGTTTTGATAAGGCCTCGGCTGCAGGCCTCGATGGCATTGCAGGAACAAGGGTCGATCCGGCCAGGCCGTTTCGCCTCCTTCCAGCAACGGGAGAAGGCTAATTCCGTCAACAACGGGATCCTGCGGCACGCCCACGTCGGCGGCATCCATCAGCGTCGGCAGAATATCGATGTGACTGGCGACGCGATCACAGGTCCGACGCGACGAAAGCCGTCCGCGCCATTGCACGAACAGCGGCACGCGGATTTTGGCTTCGTAGATGGTTCCGCTTCGCAGGCCCGCGTTGTATCCGTGTCCCGGACCGTCGTCGCTGGTGAAAACCACAAGCGTGTTTTCCCGCAAGCCGAGCTTCTCCAGCCGGCCCAACAGGCGTCCGAAGTTGTCATCGTAGTTGGTCACCATGGCGTAGACATTGGCTTGAGCATCACTCAGTCCAGCGCTCTGGTACGGCTCCTTGTACCGGTTGGGAGCTAGCGGGCCAACGACGGATTCGCGGGCTGTATGGCCGACGTTGGCTGAGTTCAAAATCTTTCCTAGAATCTTGCCCGAATCTTGCCCTAGTCCCTTGACCTAGCTTTCCCTTGACCTATCCTTTTATAGTGGACAAGAGAAATCACAAGACAAAGGGAAACGAAAATGACGATTATCCTGATTGCTCTGGCCGCTCCGATCGTAGGGATCATTCTGATTAGTTCGACGTTTTCCAGTCCTGCCCGATAGTAGGGATTTTGACGGGCGCGCAGAGTCTGCCAATTGTTACTGTAAAATCGCACTTTCGTGGTTTATCAAATGGGAGGATTATGATGTATGAACTGCTTGTGCTGATCGCTGATGATTGCACCGATTATGTGCCCTGCGCTAGTGAGCGCGATGTTGCGGATTATCTCAAGTTTGCCAAGAGTATCGGTCAGCCGGTCTTGAGGATTAGGGCGCTAGTGCCCATTTAGCCGATACTCCGGGACGTGCCGATTCTGCGGGATAGAAGAATCGTGAGTCTTGCATCAAGATTCACGATTCTTTTTTTATTTACTACACGTAGCACGTGTAGTGATTATATAACATATGCGGGGCGTGTCGATCGTAGGGCTTATCCATATCTAACGATAAGAAGGATCGTAGCATCATGCGTTACCATCGGTATAACCGTCAGAATAATGAATACCGATACCATACTCAAGATCAGTAGATCCGCGATTCCCGATACAGGTGGGTTAATCGTTACAGACCAAGTTACCGCTACAACTATAAAACCACGTATCCCTATCGTGTCTGATGGACGTCAAAATTTTTCAAAGGTCGAAGCATCGTGAATCTTAGATCATTGAGTATAAAATCAATTCAAGCCTCATGAATCACATAGCGAATAGGGGAGGGAGGGTTTTTCGCAATCTACCAAAAAGGTACCGGACCTAAGATTCATGATACCGAATCTCGGCAAACTTTATTTTCTGCGCAACATTTAGTCATTTCTGGGCTATAATAAGGTAGAAGGTGTCTAGAGGGTAGCGACAGAAACTTGCCGAGATTTGGTATCATGGAACTTGAACGCTGGAAGCATACAGACGGCATCAATGCCCGTTGTGATTTTAATCTCAATGACGGGCAAAGGTGTGGCAACAAGGCCGCACCCGGCGTTTCCAGATGCCCACTGCACGGAGCCAACAAGCAACAAGCCGCGCAAGAGAACCGAAGCAAACGCCAATACCGGCTTGCAAAATTTCAACAGCGCGTTAACGAGTTCGCGGACCATGACCGCCTAAAATATTTGAACGAAGAAATTGGTATCTTAAGGCTCCTTCTTGAGGAGCGTTTGAACGCGTGCGAAGACTCACATTCAATGATTTTACAATCAGGTCCGATCACGGACCTTGTTGTAAAAATCGAAAAACTTGTGGCGTCGTGCCACAAGTTAGAGTCTCAACTTGGCGGTCTATTAAGTAAAGCGCAGATCAAGAATATTGCAGCGAATTGTATGCAAGCGGTTGCGGACGCTGTTGGCGTATTTGCAGAAGAGCAACAACTAAGTGATGAGCAAGTGGGCAACCTACTCGAAAAGGTAGCCCAAGGTATCCTCGAACACACAGGAGAACTCTAATGTTCAAGTGGATCAAAGGCGCTCTCAAAAGCAACACGGTTCAGTTTAATGGTGCCGCGGCGATTCTCTGGTTCCTGGAAGTCCTGGGACAGACCAACTTCATCAGCGACGACAGTCAGTACAGCGCGCTGTTGGCCGGCATCGTGGCTCTCGTGAACATCGTATTGCGCTTCAAGACCAAGAAGGCGCTGCCCGAACGCTAAAGACCGCAGGTTTCTTCCTGATTTTAAGATCAAGAAAGTGAGACAATGAGCCTGATTCAAGCCGATCGCACGTTGGAACCGCTCGAATTCGAGCAATTCGAGAATGTTACCGGCTCGGTCCAACGACTCAACGCTCCGAACAAAGCTACCTATGCCTACATTCAGGCGCAGGGCGGCGATATTCGGTGGCGGGATGATGCCGGTGAAGTGACGGCCACTGTTGGCCACATTCTCGCAGCGGGCGACGACTTGTGGTTCACGGCCGATCTCAAGAAGTTCACGTTCATTCGTGAAAATGCGGAAACTGCAACAACCGATGTTTCAGTGAGTTACTATGTACCGCGCTAACCGATGCCGCACTCGATACTTCGATGTGCGTGAACCAAAAGAGCAGCCTGATCCGCTGTTCGCTAATTTGGTTCATGAATGGAACATGGAAGAATCGAGCGGCACGCGGTATGACGCCGTAGGCGACCTTGATATGTGGGCCGCCATCCGGTCGGGTTGGTTTCAGTGTCAAGTTTCCTGACGGCGGTACTTCTTATCTTTATCGAACAACGGCTCTCAATCCGGGTAACAATAATTTCCACATTCTTGGTTGGCTAAAGTGGCACGCGACGACTCAAAACACCGAAAATGGATTGTGTATGGTCCAGCGAAGTCTCATTACCCAGAAGGTTGGCAATCAACCTGGGACGACGATCACAAACGCTACATAGTACCGGCGGACTGACATGAGTGTAATGCGAGCCGAACGTCGAATGGTTCAAACGGGTTTCGAGACCGTAACAAACGGTTTTCTGAATCCTCCGACCAACACTGAATACGTCATCGTTACCGCTGACATTGGTGGCGACGTCCGTTGGCGTGATGATGGCACCGCTTCAACAGCCACGGTAGGCCACATTATCTATGCGGGTAAGTCTTTCCGTTATAAGGGCAAGATCAACCGCTTCTACGTCTTCGGCACCGCTGCCGTAACATATTATGCGCCAGACAAATGACCATCATTGCAGAAGCCAAGTACCAAGTTCTCGGTTTCGAGCAGCTCGAATTGTCAACCACGCCCAAGAGCCTGGCTGTACCGAACGGCGCTGCTTATGCCAAGATTCGTGCTAACCTGTTCGACAGTCGTTGGCGCGACGATGGCACCGATCCTACCAATACAGTTGGACATATTCTTTACGAAGGTAAGACTATCACTTACATCGGCGACCTTCGCAAGATGCGATTTGTAAGCATTCCAGGGACATCGTATGTAAGCATCACTTACTACATCATTATCGGGTAACGCGATGGCACTCCGCGGTACGCAACAAATCGTTGAGGCCGTCGCACTTGGTAGTGAGGGCAAACTCAGGGGAACTCGACAGCAAGTCGAGATTCTGACAGCCGAAGGCGCTGTTGAGGGTGAACTCAGAGCGACACAGCAAGTTGTCGAGTCGGCAGCAGGCGGAACAGGCCACCTAAGAGCTTCAAGGCAGCAAGTCGAAGTCATCGCAAAAGACCCGCTTGCGGGTGAGCTTCGAATCACGAGACAAGCAGCGGAGTACCTTTTTGATGCGGCCGGTGGTGATCTTAGAATCACTCGTCAAGTTGTTCAAGTTCTTGCTGGCATTGCAGAAGAGGGCCAACTAAGACTGAGCAGACAAGGCGTTGAGGTCATCTCCGCGACAACCAATGGCGTCCTTCGAATTTCAAGACAAAGCCTTGAGATTTTAGCAGAAGCAATAGGAGGTAATCTCAGAGTTTCACGTCAGGCTGTTGAGTACATCCATGAGCCCGTTGCAGGTGAAATAAGAATCACGAGGCAAGGTGTTCAATATCTTTTCAAAGTCACAGGCGGTGAGCTTCGAGTCACAAGACAAGCAATCGAATATCTTCACAAACATCCATCTCTTGGCACTGCACGTATTTCGAGACAAAGCGTTCAAGTTTTATTTGGTCCTTCAGTTGAAGGCGCTGCTAGAGTTTCAAGACAGGCGGGTGAAGTCCTTTCGGTAGCATTAGAAGGTGACATGCGGGTCACGAGACAAGCTGTCGAAGTCCTAAGTGATGCCGCACCACCTACACCAGTCGTGCACGTTGGCCAGTTTCGTCGCCAAAAGCGGCGAAGGATGAAAATGCTCCCTCGAAGAGGAAGGTAACATGCGATCTATTTTTCTCGCGATGCTGCTACTTGTGGCCTTTCCGGCGTATGCAGCAGACGCACCGACCCCAGCCGTTGCTGATATCGTGTTGGAAGCCCCTGAAACGGGCTCAATTGGTGAACTGATCAGGCTAGACGCGACCAAAAGCAAGTCTGAGGAGTTAGTTTGGGACATCGATCCTGAGACATCAGACTTTGAGGCCGTCGGCAAGCGTGCTTTTCTGTCTTCTCGAACGCCTGGACGCTACCTTGTTCTGATCGCGGGCGTTGCGAATGGCAAACCGGTACTCAAGAAGCACGAGGTTGTCATCGAAGGTGCTACGCCGACCGGTCTTGATTCTAAAATCAAATCCTGGCTTGGTCAGGTCCGGTCAGAAAATGGTAAACAGGAGGCCCTCCAGTTAGCAAGCACCTTTCGAGCCCTTGCAAATGCCGAAATTGCACCAGACAAGATGCTCGAAGCCACCGCAAGGGCGACCAATCAGACGCTTGGTGACTCGCTTGAGGCGTGGAAACCGTTTTTAGACAGCCTTGGTGCATATTTAGATGCTGCTGAGATCACGGATTACCCAGCCACGTATCGAGCAATCGCCGATGCCATCGAGAAGGCAATAAAATGAACCGTCGAGGCTTCTTAGGGCTGCTATCGGCCTTAGCTTTTGCTACCCCGGCAAGGGCTGAGGAAGAGAATAAGTTCTTTGGGGCACTCAAACCGGCTTTCAAGTCGAGGCGCATCCCTTTTAGACGAGCATTTGGACATTTCAAAGGAATTAGCAAAGGTCAAAAGGCATTTCTCTGGAAATATCTCGAAATTATCCTTGGAGCACCACTCAAACCTCACAAACAAGGTGGAGAGGGCGATTGCGTTGGACATGCAGCTAGTTTGGGCGTCGATATCCTGGCCGCTTGTGACTTGTTCATGCGTTTTGAGCCCGAAACATGGAAGGCTAAATCCAGCGTCGAGATGATCTACACTGGAAGCCGAAATGAAATCGGCGGAGGCGACCTTGAGGGACGAGCAGGCAGCCACGGCGAGTGGGCCGTCAAGTTTTTGAGTCAATACGGCACTCTGCACCGTCAAATCTACGCTTCTGGTGACAATTATCTCGATTTACGTGGTTACGATGTCGTTCGCTCATACAAGATGCGGGATTTGGGCGTACCTGACTGGCTGGAGCCGAAAGCTAAGCAACATCCGGTCAAGACTTACTCCAAAATCCTGACCGTACGAGACGCTTTCGATTCAGTCTTTGTTGGGCAGCCAGTGATTTTATGCTCAACATACGCTTTCCATGATACTCGGGATAAGGACGGATTTTGCAAGCCTTATCTGAGCACATGGAACGGAAATCGTTGGCGTGGTCGCTGGTTCCGTAAACAGTGGTGGCACGCTCTGTTGCTGGCAGGGTTCAAAGACGACAGCCGCCCAGGCGGATTGATTTTGAACTCACATGGAGCGTGGAACGACGGCCCAACAACTTACGGTCAACCGCCAGGATCGTTTTGGGTCGATGCCGAATACCTTGAATTGATGTTGAAGGATTGGGAAGACTGCTATGCGATGTCGGCATATGTAGGCCATCCTCAACGCATGCTCTCGCACAAACTCTATTGAAGGAGCTATGATGTGGCTAAGATTTTGGCTTGCATTGCGATCTGCTTGGCTTGCCTTCAAGGAGGGCAATATCTCCAAGTTGAAGAGCAAAATACGCTTTTGCGTGAACTTTCTGGACAGAAAGTTGTGCCGCCGGAAGGACTCGAAGAATACGCAGAACTCTGGGAAAAGAACACCATCGTCGGATTCGCCGCGGACTGGTGTATTTGGTGCCCGGCGCAGAAGGTTAATTGGTCGGCGCTCAAGAGGAAGGGATACCGACTGAAAGTCTATGATGTAGACAAACACCCAGATCTGTACGCCTACTTCCGCGACAACGGAGTCACAGAAGGAATACCCTACACTGCGACATTCGTTGAGGGTGAAATCAAACACCGATTCAAAGGTGTGATCAACTGGCGTCGGATCGCAAAGAAAGCGGAGGATTGTAAGAAAGAATGAAACGACGCACATTCATCACGACCATCATGGCTTGCGGCCTTGCGGCTACACCGGCTGCGGCCGCTGTTTACCGTGGACCTTTCTATAGATTGCGATTTCGAAAAGCTCTCAAGCGAGTCATTCGCGAGAAGCGAGCCGAAGCTCGGAGAAAGCGGAAAGAGGGCGAGATCACGGCTGCCCAGTACGACACGCTTGTCGCTGGTTTCGACAAGAAGGTTGCGTACAACGGTCGAGTTGCGACGGTCGCCGATCACGTCATGGACGAGTTGGACGTAGAGCTTTCCTGGTGGGAGAGCATCTACAACTGGATCATCGAAAACTGGGACGAGATTCTTGCCTTGTTATTGAAACTCGTTCCTCTACTCCTCCTATTGCTTTGAGGGTATCATGGCACGAAAGCGAAAGTTTGAGTTCGAAGCATTTGAGGGCCTTTGTGATGTCTATGTCGAGGGCAATAAGGTCTTCGATTGCCACAATGCTCGGCACGGACAAATTTACCTTCACCTTGGCCAAGACTATCCTGCCGAGCAGGTGACGATTGAGCCGCACGATCCGCGAGTCCCCATCCAGACGGACATTGTTGATGGTGAACCAGTACCGAAGGAGGAAGAGAAACCGAAGCGTCCGCCGACGCTTTCGGAATTACGACAGGGGTAAGGAGGCGTTATCATGCACGCTCTGGAGCAGGTATTTGCAGAAGTCTTCGCATCGGGTCTAAAACGAAAAAGTGTGAAAACGTGCTCGCGATGGGCACAATCATACCGCGTACGTAAGGGACAACCATTCGGATTCGACCTGCATCCCTGGTCCAGAGCGATGCATGATTCGTCCGCGCCATTCAATGTCGGCATGAAGGCCGCACAGATGGCGTATACTGAGACTATGCTCAATCGTTCATTCTTCAAGATGGACATTGAGCAAGCCTCGGTACTTTATGTTTTTCCGAATCAAACACCAGACGCCTCAAACTTCAGTGCTGATCGATTTGATGCCGCATTAGACGAAAGTGAACATCTGCGTCGGATGTTCTCAGACGTTAAGAACGTCGGACACAAACGAGCAGGAGCAGCAAGTCTTTGGATCAGAGGATCGAGAAGCCGTAGCGGTTTGAAAGGTATCGATCCTGGCTTCGTCGTACTTGACGAAGTTGATGAAATGGATCAGGAGAAGATCCAGCTTGCTTTTAGACGTACAGATGGTCAGTTAGTCTCACAGATTTGGTGCATTTCGACACCAATTATCCCGGAGACGGGTGTTCACCAGATGTACCTGCAAACGACGCAGGAATCATGGTACTTCACTTGTCCGGTTTGTTGGAAAGATATTACACTGACTTATCCCGAATGCTTCGTGCTCATCGGGGAGAGTTTGCTTGATCCTAGAATCAAAGAGTCGCATATATGCTGCCCTCTTTGCAAGAAAAAGATCGAGCATGAGGATAAAATCAAAAGCCAGGTTGAGACAGGTCACTGGATTCCAAAGTTCGAAGGGCTGGAGAGGCGTGGATTCTATATCAATCAGCTTTCAAGCTGTGTGAAGACACCCGACAAGTTTGCAGCCACGGTGATTGAGGCTGAGACAAATCCGTCGGCTGAGCAGGAACTTTGGAATTCACTGGTCGGAATGCCGCATGTGGTGGCAGGAGCCCAGATTGAGGATCATCATTTTGACGATTGCTATGTCAAACGTCGGATGGATGATAAGCCACCCAACTACAAAATCACAACGATGGGTTGCGACGTCGGAAAATGGCTACATTATGAGGTAACTGGCTGGCGTATTCCCAAGATGGGACCAGACCTCAATATGTTGGCTGAAGGCGAAATCATCAAGGTCGGAAAGGTTCAAAGATTTGAAGAACTTGCAATAATCATGCGAGAATATCAAGTCTTCTTTGCGGTCTTAGACAAGCAACCAGAAGAACGAGCCGTTTACGAATTTTGTTGTCGATTCTGGGGCCGAGTAAAACGTTGCCATTACGCTCGGGGAATCGGCAGTAAGAAGATGGTTGTAGCCGGTGCGGATGATGAACATCTCATCAGTGTTAATCGGACATTTTGGCTTGATACGAGCCTCGGTCGCGTCCGTTCAAAGCGATTGAAATTGCCGATTGATCTGCCAGGAGAGTATCGAACACACCTGAAAAATCTCGTGAAGAAATATGAAGAAGATGCGAGTGGCGATGACGTGTCGAAGTATATAAAGCGTGGTCCAGACCACTACGCACATGCGAGAAACTATAGCGAGATGGCTCTACCACTGGCCGCGACTGTTGCAACAAACCAGAATATTCGGAGTTTCCTGTAATGGCCGACAAGAAAAAGTTCAGCATCCAGAATTCCGTTCACCCAGAGTATTTGGAACGCTCTGCGGAATGGGATAAATTCCGGTACGTGATGAAGGGCGGCGAAGACTTCATCGAGCAGTATGTGGAGCAATTCTGCGATGCCGAAGGGACTCCTGATTTTAACCGCAGAAAACGGATCACGCCCATCGGCGGTTTTGCCAAAGCGGCGGTCATGGATGTGAAAAACTCGATTTTTCAACGTATGGGTGCGATCAAACGCACGGGTGGGACAGAAAGCTGGCACAGAGCAACGAACCAAGGCAAGCTCGGCGGTGTCGATCTTGAAGGATCGACAATGAACCACTTCATCGGCACCAAGGTCTTGCCCGAGCTTCTAGCGATGGGTAAGGTTGGCGTTTACGTCGATAATCATCGTATCAACGAGAAACGTACACTACGAGACAAGCAGGAGCAACATCCGTATCTGTATACGTTTGTTGCGGAAGACATCCGAAACTGGGAGTATTTCCTCAGAGGGTCTGAACTTCGGCTCGCGCAAGTTTTGCTCCGGGTAAGAAGCGAAATCAAAGAGACATACTACGGTATGTACGCCGATTACGCTGAACAGTACCGGCACTACTACATTGACAGCGAAGGCATTGTTTGGTGCCAGACGTACAACGCCGAAGGGTCGCAAACGGACATTTATGGCGATCCGAGCAATCCTGAGCCGGTTGAGCTTGAACTCAATGAGATCCCATTCGTTATTCTTGAGCTACAGTCGTCACTCCTACAGGACATTGCGAATCATCAAATTGCCATAACGAACATGGAATCGGCCGACGTGGCATATGCGCTGCGATCGAACGTTCCGTTCTACACGGAGCAATTTGACCAGAAGTTTGAAGCTGCTCAGAATATGAGCAACGAAGATTATTACAATGTCCACGAGTATGACGAGGACAATTCGGACCAGGAGCAACGACCCGACAATCCGAAGACCATCAAGGTTGGTTCGACGGATGGTCGGCGTTACCCGATTGGTGTTGATCGTCCTGGCTTCATCCACCCGTCATCTGAACCACTTCAGATTTCGATGGAGAAGCAGAAAGCCCTCAAGGATGATATCCGTACACTCGTTAACTTGGCTGTTGCGAACACGCGATCACGATTCGCGTCAGCCGAATCAAAACAAATGGATGAACGTGGTTTGGAATCGGGCCTCTCGGCCATTGGTTTGGTGCTTGAGCATGGCGAAAGACGTGTTGGTGAGTTATGGTCTGATTATGAGGATTCGAGGAAACCATTGACTGTGCGGTATCCTGAGCGCTATTCTCTTCGTTCAGACGAGGATAGGCGGAAAGATGCTGAACAACTTTCTAATAGCTCTTCCGATGTTGCTTCTCCTACATTCAGGAAGGCCATTCAAAAAGAAATCGCCAGCATCCTGCTTGGAGGAAAGGTCTCTGACGAGGAGTTTGACAAAATTATTGCCGAAATCAACGATTCACGATATCCTACCGCCGATCCGGAGCAAATCCGATCGGACGCGGAAATCGGACTCGTCTCAAGAGAAACGGCGTCCCTAGCTCGTAATTGGCCCAAAGGTGAAGCCGAGAAGGCCAAGAAGGAGAAAGAGGATGCTGAACTCATGAGAATGAAAGCACAGAGTAAGGGTTTCGGTGAGACCGATAATCCTGGTGCTCGCGGTTTGGAGGTTGACTCAGAGGGGGCAAAACTAGAAAAGCAACAATCACAAGACCCTGAGAATGATCCCGACGGCAAGCGGCGGGTGAGGGGTCGTGACAAGAGGAGACGAAAGAATGGCGGCTAACTACCCGACGAGTGTTTGGGACGGTACTTCTGACAGCCGACCCAATGCTGATGTGTACCGTGCTCCCGACGCGGCCGACTATGCTCAGCTGCGTGCGGAAGTGGAGGCGATTCAAACGCAATTGGTTCCCTTGGGGATTCCCGCGAATGGCGTGCTTCCGACGTCCAACCCGGGCGCTGGCAAGCTCTGGAACAACACCAACGTCGTCAATGTGGGTACCTAGGTTTGAAACATGTCTATCAATACGATTTGGGATGGGTCGAGTGAAACACGCCCCGATCCCAGTGTATTACGAGAACCAGACGCATATGACTACCGCCGAATTGTTCGTGAACTGCAAGAGACACAAGAAACCGTAATCGAAGCGATAGAGCTTGCATACGCAATTGCGGCGGTAGACATTGCTTCTGGCAATCTCATTACAGTGAATGGGAGCGGTGAGGTTGTTCTCGCTGATTTTAGAATCAGCGGCGTGGTATCAGGGATGGCCATACAGGACGTAAAGATTGGCGATGGAGTGCCTTTCATACGGACTGGCCGCGTACATCGCGAGGATTGGACGTCAATCATTGGTAATCCGAAACTTGAAGCAGGATCGGAATACTTTTTGGATTACGATGGTTTCATGACAACAATGCCGCCAACCACTGGCTACGTTGTCAAGGTAGGACAGGCTATAACGCCTGAATTGTTCAGTTTGTTGATTTTCAACTCAGTGAGGTTATAATGGCAACAAAGAAACCACTAGTCCTGACGAATGGCCAGATCGAGCAGTTGCAAGATGGCGACCAGATCGATCTTCGTAATACCGTTCCAAGGACTAACGACGATGGTGCTAACCCGATTCCGATTTGTACTCCTGTCTATGCGGTCTCTGCAACCAATGTTGACAAAGCCCAAGCGGACGCGCAGGGTACGATTCGTGTCAAGGGGCTTGCTGCGGAAACCATTGCGGCCGCAGGATCGGGTGAGATTATGGTTGATGGTATCCTTGAAGCGACGACGGGCGAATGGGATACGGTCACAGGTGAAACCGGCGGACTTACGCCAGGAGCAAACTATTTCCTCGATGCAGCCTCCGCTGGAGAATTGACTCAGACCGCGCCGAGCGGTGCCGGCGAATTCGTCGTGCGCGTGGGTCACGCTCTCTCCACGACTGAGTTTGAAATCGAGATGCAACAGCCGATCAAGCTGTGAGTGGTCTTGAACCGCTTGCGATTGTTGCCGGCCAAATCGAAAATGTTGGAAAACGACGCACTCAAATTAGTAAAATCAACATTGGACCACGAGAAACAATCAACGTTTCAGGTGCTGTTGCTGTACCAGACGTCATAAACACTTCTTCATGGGTTCGCATTCGCGGTACTGACGCTACGCGTACGACAATTCAGACGATTCTTGGTGGTGAAGACGGTGATCTTTTGTTCGTGAATGGACGGAACATTCGCATGATGGGCGGTGGAAATCTCCGCTTACAAGGTGCGTTTAACATGGATGGTTCGATGATGATTGTTTTCATCTACCACGGGTCGAACAATTACTGGTTTGAGTATAGCCGCAAACAGATAGCTAACGAGGTAAGTCATGGCTTACTACGGAACTCTAGTCGCCGCTGATCTTTACTTCAATGAGCGTCTGCACATCTTTGCATGGGAAGACGCGACTGAAGATCAACGTGAACGTGCTTTGGCTGAGGCTTCTCGTCGAATTGATCGGCTGAAGTTCCGTGGTGAAAAGGCCGATTCGACTCAGGAATTGGAATGGCCACGTGCCAATGCGATCGGTTTCGAAGATGACGAAATTCCCGAAGCTGTGAAGATTGCGACCTACGAATCTGCATACGCATTGCTGGACGGTGTAGATCCAGACCAAGAGTACGAGAACCTGGCTGCAGTGGCCGAAGGTTACAGTAGTGCGCGGACAACCTACTCTCGCACCACTGTCCCCGAGCATTTTGTTGCCGGAATTCCGAGCGCACTTGCTTGGCGGTATTTGAAACCGCTTCTTGGCAACACGAGGGGAATCCGATTAAGTAGGGTATCTTAAGGATACAGCTATGCACTTTGATCTTATGCTCAATCGGGCACGTTTTGTTGGTTTCGATGGTGACGGTGGTGACGGCGGAGCCGGTGGTGGTGACGGCGGAGCCGGCGGTAGCGGTGGTGGCGATGGCGGTGGAGGCGACGGTGGTGCCGGTGGTGGCAGTGGCAAGACATACACGCAAGAAGAATTTGATTCTCATATGGCCGGTCTTCGCCGGAAGTATGAGGAGCAAGGCAGGCAAACTCAGCGTGAACTGGCTACCCAACTGGCCGAGGCGAGAAAGAATTCGTCGCTCTCCGAGGAAGAACGGACAACTCTGACCAAGCGAATCGAGGAATTAGAGAATCAATACCTCACGGACAAGGAAAAGTCCGATCGAGCAGCGAAAGCAAAGCAGGAGGAATACGACAGTACGGTACAGAACCTCACAACCGAGCGAGATCGCTGGCGTCGTGACTTTGAGCACGAGACCGTGAGGAACCTGATTGTCGCTTCTGCTGCGAAGAACAAAGCATGTGATGCGAGTCAAATTGCAGCGATCGTTGGACCGATGATTGAGTTCAAAGATGTTGTGGATGATGCTGGACAAAACACTGGCCAAGTCGCTCCCATAGTCAAGTTCCCCGACGTTGACACGGAGAGCGAGAAGCCCATTACCATGGAATACTCCGTCGAAGAGGCGGTGAAGCGGATGACCGAACTTCCGCAATACTTCAACCTGTTTGAAGACACCATGAAGTCTGGGCTCGGTGGTCAGGGTAGTTCAGGAACTCCGAAGGGCAAAATCGACGTGCGAAAGCTCGCTTCGGAAAATCCAGCCGAATATCGGCGGCTGCGTAGAGAGAAACCGGAGCTTCTCTACGGCAGTATGGAGCGATAGTCCGGGATCGTTTGATTTCAAAATCAAGTTTGTCCCGTGAAAACAGTGAGGACTGCAATGTACGTTCTTGGAAAAGCACGCTTTGTCGGTTACGACAACAGCCTTGATGCTTGGGTGCCTGAGGTTTGGGCACAGGAAACGTTGGCCATTCTCGAAGAGAACATGGTCATCGGCAATCTCGTTCACCGTGATTTCTCTGATGAAGTCAGCGAATTCGGTGATGTTGTTAACACGCGACGTCCGAATGAGTACGTTGCGAAGCGTAAGGGTGCGAATGACGACGTAACGGTTCAGGCGTCTTCGGCGACAAACGTCGCGGTCGAGCTGAATCAGCACGTCCACACGTCGTTCACGATCAAGGATAGCGAGCAGAGCCTCAGCTTCCAGGATCTGATCCGTGTGCACCTGAACCCCGCCGCGTTGTCGATCGCTCGAAAGATCGACCGCATTCTCATGAACCAGGTCTACCAGTACCTGGGGAACGCCGTTGGCGACCTGGAAGGTCTGAATGTTACGAATGTCAAGCGCACGATGCTTGAACTCGGCCAGAAGATGGACGAGAACAAGGCATGGGTGGACGGCCGTAACTTGATCGTCGCTCCCGCGACGAAGACCGACATCTTGGAGCTGGATCTGTTCAACGCTGCCGACAAGATTGGCGACGACGGGACGGCTCTGCGCCGGGCCAGCCTCGGTGAATTGCTCGGCTTCAACGTTGTGATGGCTCAGAACACGCCCAGCTTGCTGGCGGCCTCCTTGGAGACGCTTCAGGCTGACGAGCTGTCCGCGGACGCGGCCGCTGGTGCTACCGTGATTTCGGTGGACAGTGGTGCTGGCTTCGCGGTCGGTGAGTACATCACGCTTGAAGGCGATCTCATGCCTTACCGGATCACTGGTATCGCTACCAATGATCTTACCCTCAACCGTCCGCTGCGTGTTGCCGTTCCGGCTTCGGCTTCCGACATCCAACAGACCTCGACGGGTACTGTGGACTTGGCTGGCCACGCTGGTGTGTCGGCTTACCCGGCTGGCTACGACAAGGAAATCCAGGTCGATGGCACTGGCGTTCCTTACGAAGGTCAGTTGGTGAGCTTCAACACCGCCGGTACGCCCAACGTCGCGCTGTCGGGTGAGTACGGTATCGTCGATGTGACGAGCCTCGGTGGTGGTAAGTACCACATCGAATTGGATCGTCCGCTCGAAACGGCGATTGCCGATGGTGACGTTGTGGGTTACGGTCACGCCGGCTCTTACAACTTCGCCATGCACCGTAACGCTCTGGCGATGGTAATGCGACCGCTCGCTCCTCCGCGTCGGGGTGCTGGTGCCATCAGTGGTACGGCCACCTTCAACGGTTTGGCCATGCGTACCACGATCAGCTACGAAGGTCGTGGCCAGGGTCACCTGGTGACGATGGACGTGCTGTTCGGCTCCAAGGTGCTCGACACGAACTTGGGTGCTTGCATGCTTGGCTGATCTTGTCTGAGGCCGCTCCCGCCCGTTTAGGCGGGCGGGAGTTGGCTTTTTTCTCGAAGGAGCCTAGCATGAGTAACACCGAAGCTGACATTGCTGTTATCAAGAACGAAGTCAAAAACATGCACGAGAAGCTGGATGCAGCGCTCGAAGCTGTTTACGGTTCTGATAGCAAGCCTGGTCTCGTGATTGACGTCGATCGTTTGAAGCAGAGTGATGCTCGGCGGACGTGGTTGATTCGTACCTTGGTTGCTGCGATGGCTGCTCTCGGTCTGCAAGGCTTAGCCGCACGATTCGGATGGTTCTGAAATGTCACAGCCTCAGAGAAATACACGTTTCATTCGTCGTGTCCTGTATAGCTTGAAAAGGCGATACGGGGGTAAGGTGACATTCCATCAAAGCAACGAAGGTAACAACTACCGAACCGGAAAGAAATCTGTTTCCAAAGATGTTTGGCAATTTAACCATGTAATCGTTCTCCCTTCTGTTCAAAGCACCAAATTCATTTATGATTTGTCTTTTATCGCAAACAACAAAGAATTCACAATGGGAGGCTTCTTTGACACATCAAAACGTAAATTGATTTTAGACGCAAGAGATGCAGATCGTCAAGACTACGAACCGAAACAGCGTCACTACTTTACGTTGGATGGTAAGCGTTGGGAAGTGACCGAAGTGCATAAATTTGAATTTAACACCGGCTGGTTGATAGTCGGGACTGAAGTTACTGGAGCACCTATTCGAGAAGTTCACATGGAAAAAGCACGTAACCGTGCGATCTTCTCAGATGGTGCGAGTGTGGAGGTATTGTAATGACCGTCCAAGGTAATCCAGACTGGGACCGGTGGATCTTTGCTACGATGTCGGGGGACTTCGCGCAGCAGTTCGACACCGATCACCAAGTCTTTGTTGAGGGCACGCACAGAGGGCTGCCCGATGATACGGAATTAGTCGAGTTCCGTTTAGACGGTCCAGACCAGAAGCAGCCTAGTAAAGGCTACTTCATTCTTGAGTGTGAAATCAATATTCTCTGCCGCTCATACATGGACGATGATGACTTCCATAAAATGCGTAAGTTGGTCGGCGAAGTCAAATCCTGGCTTGGCCAAGACCACTGCATCTACCGCTACGGGGACGGGCCGAATGACGACGATTCACTCCTCGGCACTTTGCAGTTGAAGAATCGGGGGCCTAGAAACACGGTGCGTGTGAACCATTTTGGTCAGATCGACCAAAAGTACCGTGTCGAAGAGGCAACCGTTGCAGCGTCTTTTGAGATTCATCTCAACGAAGGAGACTAACGTGGAATTTCTTCGATCTGAACCTCGTTTGGTCGCCTACGCTCCGATTGACCTGAAAGACGCCATCGTCCGTCTGAAAGATGGATTTGGAAACAGTACCTATAGCCCGACGGTGGATTCCGGTGGCGCGTCTCAGGGCGCATCGTCGGTCCCGCTTACCGAGGCAACGATGGGATTGACTGTTCCCGTTGGCGCTCACGTCATGTTCGCAGGCGACACCCAGAAGTACGATGTCACTGGTCGGTCGATCAATGCCACGGGTGAGGATGAAGTCCAATCCCTGGCGTCCATCGCTTCGACCAGTGGTACGTGGACGCTTAACATCACACTGCCTGGCAACAGTGCGGTAGCGGCTACGCCGATTGATTTCGACGCTACGGCGGCCGAAATCGAAACGGCAATCGATTCCGCTTGTGCTGGCCTGTCGGTGAATGGTGTTGCGTTTACGGCCGGTGACATCAGTTGTGCTGGTGGCCCGATCAATACGGCAGCGGTTACGCTGACGTTTGACGGTGCCAGCGTTGACAAGTTGCCGATTGATGCGTGTACGACTGCTGACGTCAGTCTCAGTGACTCGACGCCGCCTGTTGTGTCCGAGACCAATGGTGGTGTTGAAGCTGGGGCGACGGATAGCATTACGATTTCGCCGACTCTGCAGATTGCGTTGTCCGGTAGTGAGGTTGTCACCTTCATGCCGATTGAGCTTGAAATCAAGGTCGGTGAAGGTAATCTGACTTACGACGAAAATCGTGAGTTGGAAATCATCCGCGATCGTGGCCAATTGGACACGTACCGTGAGGGTGATGAGCAGCCGATGGATGTGTCCTTCGATTTCACGTGGGAATTCCTGTACGCGATCTCCGGTGCTACCACGCCGACGATCGAACAGGCGTTGAAGAAGGTCGGCCCCGCCTCGACGTGGACGTCTTCGAATACGGATGATCCTTGTGCCGCGTACGTCGTGGACATCGAGATCATCAACGCCCCGGATTGTGGCAACATTTTGCCGGAAGTGATTCGACTGCCGAAGTTCTTCTACACGCAGTTGAGCCACGACGGCGATGCGGCCCAAGTGTCCGTCACCGGACAGTGCAATGCGAAGGAAGCCGTGATTACGCGAACTGCGTCGTACTGAGTTTGATCTCAGAGCAGCCCGCATCGGGCGGGCTGCTCTGGGTTTTTATCCTTAGTCAGGAGCTATAAGATGAAGCTGAAAGGCAAGAAACCAGGCACAAACATTGAAATGATCATCCTTCCTCGTGGCGGCGAGGATCTCGTTTTCCATGCGAAGGCGATCGACAGTTTTGATGAATTCGAAAAACTTTGCCCGCCGCCTGAACCGCCGAAGAAAATCCTGCCCGGCGGTGAGAAGATCGAGAACCCACAAGACCCCGAATTCCTGAAGTCAATGGACAACTATGGTGCCAAGCGTCTTGGCTATATGGTCGTCAAGGGTTTGGCCGAAGGTACGCCGGATCTTGAGTGGGAAAAGGTCAAGCTCGACAACAACACCACATGGCACTTGTTCCGTGAGGAACTCCGTGAGTCAGGTCTCAGTGACGTTGAAGTCAATCGCCTGGTCGCCGGTGTCATGAAGGCGAATAGCCTCAGCGAAATCGCGATCGAGGAGGCAAGGAGACGTTTTTTAGCTTCTCAGCAGGCTCAAGACGAAAGCTGATCATTCCTGACGGGCGTACGATGCACTACGCCGTCTTTCGGGCCTGCGAGAGATTCGGTTTGAAACCTTGGGAAGATTGGGAGGGTCTCCCAAAATCGGTCAAGGAAGACCTCATCGGTTATAATCAAATTCGAGAACATGAAGAACTCGATGTTTTCAACAAGTTCCTCAACAACCTTGTTAAGATAATGAGCAAGCGATGAGGTTTCGAGGCACATATCGAGGCATTGATTTTGATCTCAATAAGTACACTTCTGTACTCGATGAGAGAATGCGCGAACACCTTGAAGAGGGGGCGAGGCTTTGGATAGAAGCAACAACGGGTCGTGTTCCGCTCTGGTCGGGCATGGCCCGTGCTTCTCTCCTTAAGATTTCGCAATTGGTTAGCGGGCGAATCGCTTTAGCTCCATTGAAGGGTAAGAGTCGTATTCCGCAGGGAACTAGACTTGGCGAAGCGGAGTTGACAGCAAAGTTTCCTGATTATAAAATCGAAATAGCGACGAGAGTCGAACACTACGTCATTCAGGAAGATAGAAACGTAGGAAAAAGTAAATCAGCACCTTGGCGATCGTTCAGTGCTGGTGCGGATGCTTTTATCGCGTACGCCGGTTCTATAGGTCTGCCTCCAGTCGTGTTCCGACGAAAGCTGATTAAAAAGGTTTGACATGGCTGACGAAATCAGAACAGAACTAGGCTTTGAAGCCCAAGCAGCAATCGCAACGCTGACCCGTATGAAAGCGGAGTTAGATGCGTATAATGCTGCTATGGCTGCGGCGGCAACGTCTACTGGGAGATACAACAGATCAGGTGCGCAGTTTGACAAGACCGCGGCCAGCGCTGCCAGTTCAATTCGAACTCTGTCGGCTGAGGCACAAAACTTCAATAAGACTGCCGGTGCTGGTGTAGGACAGACAACTGTCCTGTATGACCAGTATGGGAATGTTCTTTCAACTGTTGGCAAAAAGCAGAAAGAAGCTGCTAGCAGCGCTGACGATCTTGGCAACCGTCTTGAGGATGCGGGCAGGAAGGGTCGAGAATCCGGCAAAGCGGTTCTCTTGACTTGGCAGTCTGTCGCCAGAATTTTCGCCATTCAAACAATTCACCGATTCATCACGCTGGTTACGGACGCCTTTGCGGACGGTCTCAATGATGCCCGTGCTTATCAGGTGTCATTGGCTGAAGTCCAGACCATTGGTAAGGATCTTAACCTTAGCCTGACCGAGTTGGACGATAGAGTTCGGAGTCTTTCGGAGCAATTTGCACAACCGCTCGAAGTGGTGTCCGAAGGTCTCTATCAAACTTTATCGAACCAAGTGGCTGATGGTGCGCAGGCGTTTGAGTTCCTTGCAACGGCCAATAAGTTCGCGGTAGCAGCTGTAACTGATACGGGTTCCGCCGTGAACCTGCTGTCTTCGGCCATCAATGCTTATGGCTTCTCTGCGGCTGAGGCAGACACCGTTGCTGGTAAATTGTTCAAGACCATCGAATTGGGTCGTATTCGTGGTGAAGAGTTCGCTAATACGTATGGACGTGTTCTTGTTCTCTCGTCACAGCTGGGTGTTTCGTTCGATGAAGTGAACGCTGCTGTTGCAACCTTGACCGTTCAAGGTTTGAAATACAATGAAGCGTTCACGCTTATCAACAATATCAATTTGAAATTGATCCGACCCACCGAGGCGCTACAGGAAACCTTCAATGAAATGGGTGTGGCTAGCGCTGAAGCTGGTATCCAAGCATTCGGTTTCTCTGGTTTTCTGGAGCAATTGACGGATCGTGCCGGAGATTCTGCTTCTGAAATCGGTGAATTATTCAACCGAGTTCGAGCAGTTCGCGGTGTTCTTGGTTTGGCTGGTAATGCTACCGAGAAGATGGTTAGTAACTTGAAAGAGTTGCAAGCAGCTGGTGAAGTTGACTTACAAGAAGCGTTCGATACCATTTTCGAGACAGACGCCAAACGTTTCGAGCAGGAAATTACAAGGATTCGAAACGTCTTTGTTTCTTCGTTTGGTCAAGGGGCTATCCGTACGCTCAATGCATTCTTTAACGCTTTCGGTGGTGGTCCTGAGACGATCCAAGCTCTCACGAGTGCTATCGTGGTTGCTGGGGCCGCGTACCTCAACTTCTCAATCGGCATCATCACTAGAAATACGCTTGTGTCCTTGTCTTTCAAGGGCTTGTTAGCGTCCGTTGTTAAGGCGCGCATTGCTCTTATGTCATTCCTGGCGACACCGTTGGGTGCGGCTTTGGCTATCGGTGCGGCTGTCGCTGCGATCGTGGTATCAATCAACAACATTCGTAACGCTGCGAAGCGAGCGGCTGAGGAGGTTAAGAAGGAACAAGAGGAACTCTCTAAGATCGCTTTGACTGAGGAACGGCTCCGCCAGAAGGCAGCTGAAGGTTCTCAGCAAGAGATTCTTTCCAGTACGCAGAGATTCTTGCAGGAACGACAGAAACTGTGGCTGCAAGATGCTCGTTTCGCTGAAGAACTGCAAGACGCAGTTTTCGGTAGCATTGCGGATCAGGTTGATGATCGTCTTGGTGCCTACGAATCTTTCGTTCAAGGCATTCGTGACGTGTCGGCCGACGCTGCGGATAATATCAGAGATTTGCAGCAGCAATTGCTCGGAGCACAATTTGCTATTGAGAAATTCAATTTTGATCGTAGCCTCAGAGGTTTGAACGACCAACAGAAAATCTTCAAGCAGATTGAGCGATCACAGAGTCTGCTTGGACAGTCCGCTGCGGCGTTGCAACGTGGTGACGCCAAGCGTGCGGAAGAGTTGCGCAAGCAGGCTGAATCCGTTGCGAAAGAAGCTCTTAGCACCGCAGATACGTCTAAGAATCGCGCCTCCATTTTCCGAGCCACACAACAAGTACAACGCGCACTTGCACAACAACAACGAATTATCGAAGAACAGATCGAGAAGGAACAAGAACAAGTCCAAATTGCGGATAAAATCAGAGCACAAGAGGAAGCGCGAAGAACACGAATTGAAGTATTGCAGCAGAAAATCAAAGAACTTACCGACATTGTTGAGAAGGGTGAGGTCAAACCAGATATTGACCTCGACACGATTCGAGATCAGGTCGGCAAACTAACAAAGCAGCTCGATGCAGAACTTGAGGCTGCTGGCAAGAATGCTCGAATTCTTGAAGCATACGACCCGGATGTCGGTGCGCTTCGACAGAAATTCCGGGAGGCTTTCCGTGATCCGATTACAGGGATTGAGATTGATCTCACTGACGTTGTTGACATTAACCTTCAACGAATTCTGAACAAACTCAATGCACAAGCTGATGCAATTCCCGATAGTCAGAAACTTGCTTTTGAGAAATTGACTGGTGTCGAGATCGGTGCACGGGGCTTCAAAGATGCACAAGAGGCACTGCCGGAAATTGAGAGGGATCTCGAACGCGCCAAAACAGCCACGCAAGATATAATTATTGCAACGAAGGATTGGACAAATGCCCTAACAGATGCGCGCACAGCGGCCGTTGACGTTGTTGATACGGCTATCCAGATCGGACGACAAACGTTTGCCCGAGCAGATCCAAAAGCAGGATGGTTCTCACCACAATTTTGGACGGCATTAGCCTCTCAAGTAGCCAACACTGGTCGAACACTTGCCTTTAACGCAGGAATCTTCAAAGAAACAGAATTTCAAGCACTTGATCCTGTACTCAAAGGTATTGTCACCCGATTTATTCAGTTTCAACAAGTCGCGGAGAAAGCACTTTCAGCCGAAACTTTTGACGCATCTGCTGCCGCGGAGGCCACGCGATCGTTGCGTGATCTTGCCAATGAAGCAGAAATGCGCGGATTCCCTGATCTTGCAAAACAGATTCGGGAAGCAAGTAGCGCGCTTGGGACCATTGTTACCGAGGCCGAGAAGGCGGCTGGTCTCCAAGTTGTGGCTGAGACACTGACTCCGCTTGAGGATAGAATCAAAGCCGTTGGCGAGGCATTTGGACAGCAGTCTACTAAGGCTCAAGACGCTGGTACTGCTGGTCAGAATGCTGGACGAGTTGCTGCTTCCGGGCAGGCGGCTCTTAAAGGCGCAGTCGAAGACACCAATGCCAGTCTACAACGGCAAATTGACCTTCAAAGTCAGGCTGGAGCCGCACAGAACAGGGCTTTTGGCGGCTTAATGCGTCGCATGGGCGGTCTGGCCTATTTACAGGAAGGCGGAATGCCAGCGGGTACCGATAGACTTCCAGCTATGCTTTCAGCCGGTGAGTCTGTCAATACTGCTGCCGCGACTCGTGATTTCTTCCCTCAGATTCAAGCGATGAACGCTGGCATCAGACCAGTATTCCGCGATCAGGGTGGGGAAGTCACGAACGTTGGACCTATAAGCATTAGTGTCTCGGAAACCACTAATGCTCGCGAAACTGCTCGCGAAATCATGAAGCAGTTCAAACGTGAGACGAGACGCTCAACTTACAACGCAAGGAGAACTGGTCAATGAATCAGCGTCAAATAGAGCGCAGAAAGCGATTCGCTGCAATGCGCAGACGACAATTGGAGCGCGAGGAGCGGCAAGATCCGCAGCAGCGCGCCGAATGTGTTGTCGGTAAGACACCACGTGGGCCGTGGGGCGGAGATCCAAATCGAAACCAGCGTCATCGCTGGGTTGATCAACCCATGTTCCAGGGTGGTTCATTTGCTGTCGAGCACATTCGTGATGGCGAAGTGATTGGACGACATGAGTTCCCCAATGGCATCGTCAATGAGGGACTCAACAACAACCTGAACGTGTACTTTGACAGTGGTACGCAGCGTACCGCTTGGTACATGGGTTTGATCGATAATTCCGGTTATTCGGCTCTCGATGCGACGGACATTTACGACGACATCAATCAAGTCGGTAACGGTTGGGATGAGTTCGACGACTACACCGATGCTAACAACGGTGACAGTGCGACAACTCGTCCCGAGTGGCCACCGGATGCGGCCTCCGGCCAGTCAATTACCAACACCACGACCAAGGCCATTTTCGACATTACGGCCTCGGGTACGGTGAAGGGTATCTTCATTGCCGGTGGTACGAATGCGCAGACGAAAAATGACCATACAGCCGGAACGGCCAATACGTTGTGGTCAACGGCTTTGTTCAGTGGTGGCGATGTGACGGTTCAGAACGGTGACCAGTTGAAGGTGACCTACACGGTCAACGCTTCGACTACGTAATCACTGAGCCTAAAATCAAGCCGGGGTAGGCTCACCACCTACCCTGGTTTCTTTCCAAAATGGAGAGTGATCATGACCCTGCTTTGGATCGAAGGTTTCGAAACATATGGCGATACCGATGGTGTTGCGCCTGATGGTATGGAAGAACGTTACTCTTCCACTTATCGTATTGATTTTACGGACATTGAAGCAGGGCGCATCGCTGGCCATCGTTGGTACACGAACACGAGTTCCGTTCCGTATATTCGGACCAAGAGTTTTGGGTCCATTACGGAATGGATTGTTGGGTTTGCTTTCAAAGCAGAGCAACTCAGCAACATGAAGATCATGACCACGTTCGAACCTGGTGCTCTTGAAGGCGTCAATTTGAGATTAACCGCAGCCGGGGAATTTGCGGTCTATCGTCTCAATAGCTTGTTGGGAACGACCAGTGGTATTAGTCTTTCGGCTGATACGTGGTGTTATCTCGAATTACGTTGCTTGATCCATAACACTGCCGGTGAGGTTGAACTCAAAGTCAATGAGACACAGGAGCTTAACCTCACTGGTCAGGATACTCGTCGAGGCGGTATTGCCGAGACGAACCAATTCCAATTCCAAGGAAGCTCGACGTATCCCAACAATTTCAGTTTCGATGACATTTATATCCTGACTACGACAGGAAGCAATAACAACGACTTTCTTGGAAACTCGCGTGTTGACGCGATATTCCCGAATGCCGCTGGTGATGCATCTGACTTTACACCCGATTCCGGTTCAAACTATGATCGAGTGGACGAGAATCCGCCTGACGGTGACACCAGTTACGTTGAATCTAGTACGGCCGGACACCAAGACCTTTACAACTATGAGTCTGTGTTGGCCGGAACGGTCGGCATCAAGGGTATTCAAATCAATACTGAATGTCGAGAGACGGATGCTCAGAACTACGATTTGAAAACGCTCGTCAAATCTGGTGCAACGACGGATGCGGACGCCGGTCAGTCGATTGGTACAACGAGCTACAAATCGTTGCATCGAATTGTGGAAGAAGATCCAAATACGTCCGCTGCCTGGACCGCGGGCGGAGTCAATAACGCACAATTCGGTGCGGAGGTCGCTTAATCATGGCTCTTCTCTGGATTGAAGGCTTTGAGGCTTTTAACACTGCCGGTAACATTCCTAGCACAATGACTAGGAAATACGCGGCCACCAACCGTGTGAGTAATACACACATTGGTGCTGGTCGTGTAGCTGGCTTGGCGTGGAAAGCTGATACTAGCGCAGTTCCGTATATCACGACCAAGGATCTTGGCGGTACTATCACTACGATTATCGTAGGATTTGCTTTTAAAGCTGAGAGACTATCTTCGCAGACGTTTCTGAAATTCTTCGAGACTGGTTCCGTAGCCGGTATGGAATTGCGTCTTAATTCTTCCGGTGCGCTTTCTGTATATCGGACGTCAACGCATCTTTCGTCAACGGCCAGTGGTATAATCTCTGCGAATACTTGGTACTATATCGAGTTTAAGTACACTATCAATAACACGACCGGCAGCTATACACTCAAAGTCAACGAAGAACAACTCATCAATGAGACAAGTAAGGATACGCAGCAAGGTGGCACCGCGGATATTGACGCCGTAAGGTTCCAAGGAAGTGCTCTTTACCCAGATAACTTTTGGTTCGATGACGTCTACATCTGCGATGACAGCGGCTCCGTCAACAATGATTTTCTTGGGAACTGCCGAGTCGATGATCTTTTGCCGAATGCGGCTGGTGATCAGACTGATTTTACCCCCAGCGATGGTTCAAACTATGCCGCAATGGATGAAGTGCCGCCCGATGACGACACGACGTATGTTGAATCTTCGACATCCACAGATCAGGATCTCTACAACTACACGTCGATGCCGACGGTGGGTACGATTCATGGCGTCCAGATCAATACGATGGTTCGGGAAACCGATGCCTCTGATTTTACACTCAAAACGTTGATCAAGACCGGAACGACGACAAGCGCCGACTCGGCACAGGCGATTGCTGGTCAAACCTATGAAGTATTACGCAGGGTCGCAGAGCAAGATCCTGACACATCGTCCGCCTGGACTGAGAGTGGCTTGAATGGTGCTCAATTCGGCCTGGAGGTAGGTTAATCATGGCTCTTCTCTGGATCGAAGGTTTCGAGGGTTTTGGTACTACTGGTGCGCCGCAAGGCGTAGAAGAGAAGTACCTTGAAACTCATCGAATCAGCTTCACGGTACTCGACACAGGCCGTTTGGCGGGTTATGCCTGGAAATCAACCACCAGTTCCAATCCGCAAATCACAACAGAGCATCTCGGTGGTGCTTCAACTATCGTTGTCGGCTTTGGCTTCAAGGTGAACAGGGTTGTCAGTAACCTCAGTATTTTTGAATTCTATGAGCCAGGCAAAACTTTGGGAATGAATCTCCAGATCATTGGGGATGAACTCAGAGTTCGACGCGGCAGCACAACTCTTGCCACCACGTCTACGCTCAATCTCCAGGTTGATACTTGGTATTACATCGAGTTCAAAGTCACAGTCCACAACTCGGCTGGTGCTTACGAACTTCGAGTCGATGAAACAACGGAGTTAAGTGCCTCAAGTATTGATACACAGGCAAGCAGTTTCGCTCAAATTGATCTTGCAAAATGGATTATGCCGTCGTCTTCTCTTGACCATATGTGGTTTGACGACATTTATATCTTGGACAACTCAGGTTCAAACAATAACGATTTCCTTGGGAAGTGTCGTGTTGATGGGATTCTTCCAGACGCTGCCGGTGATCAGACTGATTTTACCCCCAGTGCTGGTGCGAACTACGCGGCAATGGATGAAAACCCTGACGATGGCGATACGACTTATGTGGAGTCGGATACAGCGACTGATCAGGATCTCTACAACTACGCTTCAATGCCTGCCAGTATTGGCGGTGTCAGAGGCGTTCAAATCAATACGCTGGCAAGGTTGACTGACGCAGAGAGTTTCGACCTCAAAACACTTGTCAAGTCTGGAACGACAACGGACGCTGATTCAGGTCAACCGGCAACGAACGACTACCGTGTACTGCGACGAATTGTTGAAGAAGATCCTGACACATCTGCACTCTGGACCGAGAGCGGCATCAATGCGGCCCAATTTGGCCTTGAAGTAGGATAAGATCATGGCTCTTCGTGGCACGCAACAAGTCACTGAAGCCGCGGCTGGCGGTGCGGGTAAACTGCGCGGAACTCGGCAAATTGTCGAGATTTTGACCTCGCAGAAAGAACCGATCAATAAGAGTATTTCGCAGTCTCTGATTTTCTCTCAGAGCGCCAGCGCCGATACCATTCAGAAGACGGTTGCTCAGAGTCTCGAATTCAGCCAGTCTACGGCTATTGCGTTCAAACTCAGTGTTGCTCCGTCCGCACAGGCTCTACAATTCGGACATAGTGCTGGGTCCGATCGTGTTTCAAAAGAAGTGTCACAGACACTTCAATTCTCACAGTATGCATCTGACGGTATTCCGATTGAAGAGAGTCTCACACAGAGTCTTGTTTTCAGTCAAACCGCAACGCCAGGACTTTACGCATCAACAACTACGCAGTCACTTGTCTTTACTCAGAATGCTGCTGCTGGTAAAATCATTCCTGGCGGTATTGAGCGAAGCACATCCAGCAACTTAGTATTCTCACAAACTGCAACAGAAGTTAAGATTCTTGCGACGGCTACGGCTGCGGCAGGAACTAGTGGTCTTGTCTTTAGTCAGTATGCTGGCTTCCCGACTGAAGTCCAGATCCCACACTCGATCATCTTTTCGCATGTTCTCAATGTCGAGGTTGATCGTCTTGTTGAACACACGGTGGTCTTCACGCAGGATCAAATTGAATATAATCACGATGCGGTAAGAAGTGCTTCAAACGGCCTTGTTTTCACGCACTCTTTTGTGTATATTGACGATGTAAGCCTCTGCACCTATGATCCTAAGGTCGGAGCAAACAATGATCCAAATGCGCCGACGCCGCCGTCTGCAACGGCTCCGACGCTCACGAGACAGAGCACAGTAACTCTATTTTATCCGACTGTCAGCCCGACAGTTACGGTTGAAATTAGAGCACCAAATCTCGGCGATCGCGATAGATTAAGTCAGATGCGGATTCAGCGTGAATCACGAGGCGGTACGCTGCAAATCTTTGCTGATCCGACGTGGCCGAAGCTGCAAATCCTGGCATTGCAGTTCATGGGGTTGACTGAAGGCGAAGCACTGGAAGTGCAAAGTTTCTTCATTTCCACGCTGGGACAAACAGTTGGATTCACCGATTGGGAAGGACGAACGTGGCACGGTATTATTGTGACACCAGATGAGCCCTTTATTCGTAACGGACGAACGTGTCGTGTAGATATTTCCTTCGAGTTTGAAGGTGAGTTACAATGAGCGTAAGATTTGGCGGTCCATATCCAGGTGTCCAAACATACGTGTTCCTTCCGAATCCTGAGTTTGGGGACTCGGAAGGTTACACAATGGACTTGGATCGTAAGCGTAGTATGGATAATACGCTATACACGTATGTCAGATCAAAGGACGGCCGGAAGCGCCTACAGATGCGATTTCGCATGACTCGCATGAAAGCGCTTGAGTTTCGGGCGTTTCTGCTCGCTTATTATCGAACAAAGATCGAACTTCTCGATCATGAGGATCAGCTCTGGATTGGGTGGATCACAACGAATCCAAACGAGTTTGAGAACGCTAGTTATTTTGCCTCGCCCAATCCGGGCCTGACCGGTGAAACGTACGCAAGTATCCAGATTGAATTTGAGGGAACGAAGCAATGAGAACAATCTCAGCCAATGGCTTAGCAAAACTGGCCGAGAAACAGGGTACGGAACCCGTTATCATTCTCGAAGTGCAATGGGCTGATGATGCCTCTGTGATGCGATATGGCGACACTGAAGTCCCTGGAGAAAGCGTCAGCGGCACCATTCTGGAAGTCGGTGGCCTTGATAATGTGATCACTATTAGCGGTGTGTCGCAAGGCACCGTAGGTGACTCGCAGCAATTGACCTTTACGCTTGATGATACTGATGGCAGCGTCAAGAATATCCTTGACCAGACTGACGTACACAAGCGGCCAGCTTGGGTGTATCAATGGTATAAGGGTCTTGATTTCTCTGATCGATTTCTTCTCTTCAAGGGCCTGATCTCTAGTCCAATCGAATGGCATGAGGGCGACCGCACTGTTCGATTCGACGTGATGCAACAGATCGAGGATATTGAGTATGGTTTCTCGATCGAGCAGGGAAATTTCGAGTACGTTGACCCTTCATTGATTGGCAAGGCATGGCCTCTCTGTTTCGGAACGCCGATCCATGTTCCCGCTCTCCGTACGCGCTCGCCGTACACCGGCATCTTGCAGACGCCGTTCGGTATCGCTGATTTTACACTCGCTGCACGACTTGAACAGTTAAAGAGTGTTTGCTGCCCTCTTGTGTTCCGAGGATTCCATATCCGGCTAACGCTGTCTGGTCAGACGGCGCATACTGTCTTTATGCCTGAGCCGGGCTGCTATTGTCGTAAGAAGGGGACAATTGCAGAGTGGGAGGCTGAGCTAGCGCTGCAAAACAGCTACTCAATTCAGCCGGGACAGACGCTCCAAATCATCAATGGGGAGCTGTTTCCGCAGAACCAGATCATCAACATCAAGGTCTGTGACGCGGCGGTTCTTAGAGGGACGTTCGCTGGCAAGACATTCACCGTGCTTTCGGCGACACACCCGCAGGAGTTTGAACTCACAGTTCCTCCTGTCAAGTCGCGAACGGTCTGTGCAGTGCGGTCTTTGAATCTATTGAACCCAGGCGGGTTCGCCGGTGGCGATATCCCACAATACGCCTCACGTGACCAGGTTCTGTTTCACATCACGCGATGCGGTGAAACAGATGATAGTCACGGTCTAGGTTGGGAGTACCTTGCGACGTTCCCGCACGCGGATTTCTATTGGGCGGAGCCGGGCTGCGAGGTAGTCCTGGTCGGGAACGAGGAAATTCCGTACATCTGCAACATTCTGCCTAGCACCATTTTGCGTGTGGCGGCGTACCGCACGTTCCCGGATACTGGCGTCAGACAGCTTGTGTCGGTGCCGACCAGTCGGTACACCACGAGGATTACCGATTTCGGCGGTTACAACGTCACCGAGGTCGTTATGAACAAGCCCTTGAGCCGGTACGGCGAGGGTTATGAGGACGACATTTATGTAACGTTGACGTCAAGTGTCGGACCAAACACCGTTGACATTTTGATCTGGCTGATCAACAAGTATACGTCGTTCAGTTACGACTCAACGACGTTCAACGCTGTCAAGACGAAACTGACAGAGTATCCGATGCACTTCCCGTTACTGGACCGTGGCAATATTCTCGATTTGCTTCGAGATATTGCTTTCCAGGCGAGGTGCGCGCTTATCCTCCGAAATGATACGTTTTATCTTATCTACTTGAGTGAAGAACCGTCTTCTGATTTTACAATCAATGAGACTGATGTCCTACCGGAAACGTTTGTGCTTTCGCACACTGAGACGGAAGAGCTTGTCACCAAGTTTGTTGCAAGATGGAAACATGATCACGCGATCGACGATCCCAACACTGCAATTTACCGGTACAATGTGGCGCGCTATGGGACTCAGGAGCAGGAATTCGATTTCTTCGCTCTTGACCACATACAGCTTGTTGAAAAGACGGCTACATTTTGGCTGATTCGTATGGCCAACACTTGGCGCAAGATTCAATGTCGAACGCCATTGACGAAGCTGCAAGCTGAAGTCTTCGACATTGCCAGCGTAACGCTGCCAGATTTTTCACTGAGCACAATAAAATGCATTGTAGAGGAGGCTACGTACAATTCCGAGAATCACGAGATTGATTTTGTTCTCTGGACACCAGTTCGATCTGGAGAACAAAGTGCTTACGATTTTGCGTGGCCTGCCAACATTGATACTACACTCATTTTCCCGACCATCGAGGATCATCAACAAGGCAAGGCTGGCGGTAGTGGCCCGAATGTTGATGTCGAGCCGCCGGGAAGTCACCCACTGGCCGCACCGCAGGGATTCACAGCACACTTCCAGACCACGAACTGTGGTCGGCGTGCTGGTGTTGCGCCCATTACGCCTCCTGGTGATCCTGGCAACCCGTACTGTCGGCCGGACCAGGGAGACTCGCAGCCGTCCGACCAAGATGATCAAGCGCCCACGAAAGAGGTACCGGGCTCCGGTGAGACTGATGTCGGCACCGCTAAGAACCCGATCGGAGCACGTAGCTCTGAAATCATCGACGTGGAGCAAGCGCTCGCTGAGCAGGAAGCGCAGAGTCAAGGCAACACGAACGCCAACAATCCCAACTCGGGCGATGGTGGCGGTGGTGACGGTGACCAAGACCCAATGGACAGCTTGCCGGAAGAGCCACCTGACTGCTCGGCTGGTGTGAGATTCTGCGTCTCTGACGTGGGTATCGTTAAGAAAGAAGACGATACAATCTCAGCCGAAGAAGGCGATATGGGTCAAGCCCTTGGCTTCGGTGTGATCGACGTTGCTGAGAAATGTTCGAATATCTGGTTCAACTCGCGAGAGGCGGCCGACGCTTATGGTGCAGCTCTCAAGGAATTGGCCAATTCGTACAATGCAACTGTTGGTCAGCCGTGGATTGTGGGCGCGCTAAGTGGTCGATTGACTCTGATCGACAAGTGGGGACCGGAATGTGAAGAGCCGCCTGAGGATGAGCGTGCTATGAACGCCGGTAGCCGACCTGGTGACCCGCAACGATGGGAAGATATCAAAGACATCAACGACGAATGGCTATAGGAGAACAGCAATGGGTTGTGGCGGTTGTAATCAACAAAAAGACGTACCACGAGACGCTCCGGTTTCCCGAAAGTCGTTCGTGGTACGTCCCGATGGGAGTCTGCTTTTTGACGGCATTGCGCCGAATATGGGTGGCTTTGCGCACGACCCTAATAATCCACGACGCCTGATTCCCGATATACGTCCGTGCAAGTTTCGGATTGTTGCACCGTATTTGTTGCAGAATGGCAAGTACACTGTTATGAGTAAGTGTAACCATCCTGATTCTGAAATCAGAAATCAGGATGTGAACATGGAAATCTGCAAACAATGCAAGCTACCGGATCTGGCGTAGCACCATCCGTTTATACACTTCTCCGGTAGCGATGCAATCTTGAAGCGCATCGTGGGCTCCATGATTCTTGATGTCAAGCTGTGAACAAAGATACGCTAGGTTTGATTTCGGGAATGGGGCCTTGTGCTGGTGAGTTGTCATCGGATCGTGGTAGTGTGCGTCGTTGAGATATTGTGCTGTCGGTAAGGTGTCCCGATACCAGGGATGGAAAATTGAGTCATAGGTCTTCGGACCAAGCCAGTCGATTATGAACCCACGGTCGAAAACCCAATTCTGAGCCACCGGGGCGAGCTTTTTACCTTCTGGTAATAGCGCGTCCCGTTTCTGCGTATCTGTTTTGAGAGCTTCAAACCAATCGTCGAACATATCGGCAGCGTCGAAAGGATCAAGAGCCCGTTGTTGTAACTGAGCGAACTTGAGACGGTTGACCTTGAGCGCCTTAGGGTCGATATTCTCAGGTCGCTTCGGCTTCATGTCCACGTAAAATGGAAGGACGCGCTTATCCGGTTCTAGAAATTCGTTCAAAATCAGAACACAGACTTGTACGACATCATGGTGACCGGGTATGAATCCGGTCGTTTCGACATCGACAACGGCCAACAGGTTTCCGTTTAGGTGGATCATAGGACATAATCCTCACACAAAGTCACAGCCTGAGCGTGTAAGTCAGGCAATGAGCCATTGTTGCACACGATGGCATCCCAGTCAGACCATTCATCGAGTTCAGTCTCACGAGGATCATCGTCAAGAGGGCCTTCACGGTCGATTCTGACCAGAACGCCACCAGCCTCTCGGACGGCGTAACCTTCGTTGCGATAGCCCAAATCTTTGATCAGCAAAACATCGACCCCTTGGTCGGTTTTTGTGATGTAGTGTATCCAAGTTGGGCCATAGACTTCACGCATTTTGTTGCCGACGCCGATCCAGAGATCACGTGGTGTTTGGCCGATGGCGGGTAGTACGATTTCCTTTTCATTGTAGTGAGTCTCGTAGTACACACCACGCTGGAGACCGGCCCAACCGTATAGTTGGTAAGCCACGTCTTTGAGTTTATCCGCAAATCCTACTTTCCGCACAGTGCAACCATCACAGTTGATCTGAAGATGGTTCAACATGAAGTTGCAGAGAGTGTCTTTGCCACGACTTTTCTTATGTCCAACAGCGACGATTTTCATTGTACCAATTTATCTCCATCTAAGACCCAAGGAGTTTCATTGTCTGGTCTCGTTGAGTCCAGACTCACGTTTCCGATATAGAATTTGGCTTTATCCTTCATGTTGCGGCCCTTCGGGAATCGCCTCGGCAATTCTCGTCCCACCCGGATTTTGGTCCAGTTGCCCGCTTCCTCAGCGTCAAGCCAATTGAAAAAGGTTTCCCAAAAGATTTTATACTCAGTCATGGAACCTGGAATGTGGAAACAACATTCCTCAATGAATAATTCCAGAGCGTTCATGTTTTTGCGTGAGGTTTGTTTCTTTTCTTGCGTCTCTATGATTGGAATACTGAGCCTAGAATTTGACCGCGGTAGCTCAACGGCCATCAACGCACCGAGGAAGTCTGAAGCCTCTTTTTCCAGAATGCTCATAAGTTGAACTTTAGGAATGAGTTCAGCCTCAGTCAGTGGGCGCATGTGGCACATTGTTATGCGCGTGTCACCTGGGAAGATTGGACAGTATGATTCATAGTTTGCGCATTGGACCCAGTGTGTAGTGTTAACGATGTGGTAAGGCGTTTGGTTCTTTTTGTGGATTGGCAGAAGCTCGGCCATGACCCAATCCTTCATTCGATTCCTGGCCTGCTTATGCTGAGACAAGTCAACTTCTTCCACGACGCAAAGAACGGCGTTTTCAAGTTCGCCGTTGAAAGCTGAGTTTGAAGTCAAAGCAGCGTCCGCCCGCGTATAACCCTTTGTCATAAGCAGGCTGATTGCTTCGTGAAACGTTGATTTTCCTGTATTTTCCTCCTCTGAAAAGAAGAATAAATAAGGCAGGTGCTCCGTTGGTTTTTGAAACAACGATGCGACCCATAACTTGAGATACTCACCACCCGTCAGGATGCCATTCGTTTGGCACCAAGGGTGTTTTTCTATAGTCTTTGTGAGCCCAGCGCCCGCGTGATCGAGAACACGAGTCCAGGTCGGATGTATGAATGGTTCATCCAGTTTGGGTTTGAACTTCAACTGTGCAGCGCCGCGGTTCCACTGGCGGTCGCCGGGGAATTCGTCTTCAAATGGCTTGTTTACTAACGTCCAGCCGCGCATGACACATTGACCGAGGATTGTGCTAATCTCACGGTCGTTGAAGTTCAGTGATTTCAAACTCAATTTGACATGGTTCAACGGTTCCGTTTGCCAACCACCGCCAGCGTTGATGACCCAGCCAAAGTCATCACCACCGTCTGTGATCAAGTGACGAACAACGTCGTCATAATTGCCCGTTTCAGGTTCAGTGACCGGCGTAACTTTGGTATTATAGATACGTTTCCACCAACCTTTGTCTTCGCGCCATCCTGACATATCACCACCATTATCTTGGGATTCGCGTTTGACCTCAACGATCAAACGGCCATCCTTTTTGTGATGTTTCAGGATAGTACGACGACCGGCTGCCCACGGCGGTAGACTAACATTTGCTCCGAGCGACGTGGCTACGGATTTTGCGACTTCGGCTTCCGTAAATTCAAAACCGCCTTGTTCAGTTTCAACGCCATCGTGCGAGCGTGAGGCTGTTTTGAGATCCGGTTCTTGATTATAGAAGCAGCGAGTATAACCCGTGCCGTCCTGCTCCCATGATGCGTGTTCGCCTACACCTGGGGTGTAACGACGCACGGTCCACGCTCCCTTGCGTAGCGGGAAAGCGAAACAGTTATGATCGGCTCCACGTTCCTTGCCTTGTGCGACTGTTTCAAAGATCCCTTTGAGATCAAGCTCAGTATGTGCCTTTTTGAGATCAGCGGTGTGGCAGACCATCATCCAGTGATCCTTGTCCCACCACCATTGAGCGTTATTGTCGTCCAAAAATGATTGTAATCTCAAATGCGCACTGTCGAGCTTGATACGCGGGCGCGTGCCGCATAGTTCCTCGAACTCGTCTATCTCGTCTTGTTCAACGTAACGAGGCAGACATTTGCGACGATTGCCACGAACAACGTCAATGTGATCTTTCCAGTTGGCTGGAATCTCACGTAAGATGGAACCTTTCTTAATGAGTTTAAGCCCATCGGTGTCCTTCATCTTGCGGTGCCAGACCCACATATTCCCACCGCAGGCGTCGAGTTTGCTTTGAAAATCAAACCCGGTTTTAGCGGAGAGCATACCGAGAATCGCACGTGCGAGCGCAGCGTGTTCGGTGTGGTTGGCGGTAGCAACCGACAAGAGAAACGTGTAGAAGTGGATTCCTTTCCCAGACGTTGAGATGCGAACCGTGATCCAAGGAATCGACATAACGGCGTTCTTAACTGCTTCCAGTTCTTCTGCCGTCAGTCCTTGTTTGTGATTCGCAACAGAGTCAAAGTCGTAAGCAACCCAGATACTCTGTTTCTTGACCCAGTTCCACCCGGTCATTCCAATCCCTTCGGCGTGCAAACCCAGAGGCCAAGATTGTTTTTTGGGTTTGTACTCAGGATTGGTCTTTGCTTTGTAGGGAATACGATACGATTTCCAGATTAGAGCTGGATCGTCAGGATCGGCCCATCCGTTCCATTGGCGGCCTTGGTACTCCCCAGTGATTCTGACACCACCATCTTGGGCGGCATTGACCTGGACTTCCATTTCCGCATTATAAAGAGCTGCTAAGTCAGCGTGAGTGTTGGCCTCAAGGAAAACCTTGATAGCCTCGGTCTGCAACGGCATATTTATCTCCCATCTCCCGGACCCTACTGATTCTTAACTCAGAACATTAAGGATTGAGTTTGAACTCAGAGGCGAAGATGGGAAATTGAGTTTGAACTCAAGAACTCAAATCAGTGTTTTATGTGTTTAGATAGAATGGTTGTCTAGACTATTATAGCCCAGTTTACACGAATTGTTGCGCAGAATTTTAAGTCCTTTGATAATAACAACTTACGTCGAATTACAGGTTACATATTTTCTGTATTGCCCGTATGCTTTCAACTCAACTCAATAAAATATATAGCAGTAAGTGGCGCGACATAACCTGTAACTTTGCACCTAAGTCCTTTGATAGCAACAACTTACGACGTAACTAAAAACACTAGTCAATTTAACAGGCGACGTAAGTCCTTTGATAGCAACAACTTACGACGATTCTTCGCGTTCGTGTATATAATATAATTGAATAAAATTCTGCGCAACAATTCGCGATTTTCGGGCTATAATAGAGTAGCGGGAGGATTTCCATTCAGATGGAATTCTGAGTTGAGTTTTTGAAACCGGCAACTTGAGTTCAAACTCAGAAAATGGAAACGACCTCCAAGACGTTTTGAGTTTCTTTTCAATTTCATGGGAGAACTAAGTATGAGTGGAACCACAGCAGTAGTTCCCATCTCCGACATTCGACCGAATCCGGTCGCCCTCCGCTCCGTTGATCGAGAGTCCGAAGACTATATCCAACTCCGGGACTCGATCGCCGATCCTTCGATCGGTATTCTGAACCCCATCAACGTTCGTGAGCGAACCGAAGACGTTGAAGGGACCACCGTTACGTTTTACGAGATCATCGACGGCCTGCACCGGTACACGGCTGCTTCTGAGGTTGGACTCAGCGAGATCCCCGTCCTCGTCAAGAATCTTGACGAGACCGAGGCTCACTTGGCTCAGATTATCGGCAACGCGATGCGTGTCGAGACGAAGCCGGTCCAGTACACGAAGCACTTGCAGCGCATCATTTCGGCCAACCCGACGTGGACGATGGTCGATCTGGCGAATCGTGTTCACCGGAGCCCGACGTGGCTGAGCCAGCGTTTCAACTTGCTCAAGTTGGAGCAGCAGGTCCAGGCTCTCGTTGATGAAGGCAAGATCGCGGTATCGAACGCCGTTGTGTTGGCGAAGCTGCCTCACGAGGAGCAGATGAACTACATTGACGGTGCGATGTCCATGCCGACGACCGAGTTCGGCCCGCTCGTGACCACCCGCCTGAAGGAAATCAAGGAAGCCGAGAAGAAGGGTAAGGAAGCGAGCAAGCCTGAGTTCAAACCCACGGTTCGACTTCGCAAGAAGACCGATATTGAGTCTGAACTCGCCAGCCGCACTGTCGTGTCCTCGCTGGTCGCTGACTGCGACACCAAGGAAGACGCGGCTTACCTCGCCCTTCAGTGGGTGCTGAATCTTGATCCTGTCAGCGTGCAGGTGCAAGAGGCTGCTTGGAATGAGCGGCGTCAGCGTATCGAGGAAGAGAAGGCCAAGCGGAAGGCCGAGCGCGAAGAGAAGAAGGCGAAGGAAGCCGCCGAAGCCGCCGCGAAGGCCAAGGAAGAGTACGAGGCCAAGCAGGCAGCGCAAGACTGATTTCCATCTCCCGGGCGCGGCCTGTGCGGCATGATGCCGCGCAGGTCGTTGCTTTTCTTTGCCGGTTTCATTGGGTTCTTCTTTTAACCTTTCACTTCAGAGGTACAAATGTCAGAAGACAAAGCTCTCGTTCCTGTTGAGTCTCTTGGTGGTGAAATGATTGCCGCGGATCAGGCGTTGCTGAACGACGTCGCGTCCGGCGGTACGTTCCTTCCCTATGTTCAATTGTTCACCACGAAGAGCAGTGCCGTCGCTGAGGGTAAAATCAGTGGCGGCAACTACGGTATCGTCCGCGACGGCAACATTACTGATCTCGGCAAAGAGATCGATGTTGTCATCTTCGTTGTACGTGCTCGTGCTTTCCAGAAAGAAGAAGACGGCGAAATCACCGTCGTCTACGACACGGCTGATCCCGAGTACGTTCGTATCAAAGAACTCCAGGCCAGTGGCGTCGTTGGCGCAATGTGCGGCCCCGAGTTCCTTGTCTGGGTTCCTTCCGAGAACGTCTTTGCTACGCTGTTCTGCGGCTCCAAAACGATGAAGCGTGCGGCCCGCAAGTTCAGTCCGTTCCTCGGTGGAAAGGCGTGCAATCTCAAGTCTCGCCTGATCGACAACGGAAAGTACAAGTGGCACGGACCCGTCATCGGTGCTTGTTCCGCGCTCCCCTCCGTTCTCCCCGACCCTGATGCGGTCGAGGATGAGATTCAGCGTTTCAAGAATCCTCCGAAGCTCAGCCCCGGTGAGAAGGTGGATGACAGCGACAAGGAGGACGTTGAGCGCTGATGTATGACGACCGAGTTGCTCCTATTGCGTTGACAAATGTTGCTTGGCAACAATATCTACAAGTATGTACGGAGATACTCGGTCGTAGTCCTGCTAGGGGTACTGATGCTTCGCCCTCGAAGTTATCCGACCTGGCTAAGTATGCGGCCAGCCTTGCTGAGTTCAAAATCGGTAAGGAAGTGGACGCCAAAGCACAGCTTAGGCGTCCAGGCCCGTATCTTCAGCATCTGTTCTTCTCGTTCATGGTCCTGAGTTCAAACTCAGTGATCTTGGAAATTGCTGAAAATACGAACCTGGACACTGTTTCAACGAAAGCTGACAAACAACGACTTGCAATTGTTTCTGGAAATTTGGGCGAATGGCGACAAGCAGTGCTGACGTGCTGCTCTGAGAATGCACCCAAACGATTGCGTGCGCTGTTCAACCAAATCAAAGCTATGTTCGAGAAACTTGGCTTTAGTGATGTTTGGCATGACTATCGGCAGAAATCACTCTCAGATGGAACCTTGATTCTAGAATACAAAATATGAAAACAATCGAGACGAAGCTCGCCCTAGGGAAGCGCTGGTTTCCTGTGAAACTGGTGTATGTCGCAGATCGAATCTTCTTTCTCGCAGGATTTAGTAAAAAGTTAAATGCTGAAATCAAGATGATGGAGGGTCATGCGTACCACGGGTACGAGGGCGCTCCGCATCGTGATTTCGTTCTCAAGACTTTTGGCCGTGACAAACTCTGGTCCGCAAAGGATACGCAGCATAACGCTTTCCAACTGGCTTATCTTCAGGGTCACAAACCGTATGCCAGGTACAAGCAGGATTTGATTGAGACCACGATGGTTCGTGATTGTCTCATGAGCCATCAGTGTACCGCAGTACGTTTCTTTCTGACTCGCAAGCAGTGTATCCTAGCTGGCGAAATGGGCGTCGGCAAAACTCTATCCGAGATCGAGGCTCGCGAACAGGCTGATCCACATGGTTGCTGGTACGTCGCCCCGCGATCTGCTCTGGATGCCGTTGATCTTGAACTCAAAAAGTGGAACGCCAGAATTCGACCGGAAATGATGACCGACAGAGGCTTGGTCAAGCGTATCCGGGAACTCGAAGGCATGGACATTGTTCCGCCGCAGTGGTTGACTCTGGATGAGTCGTCCATGTATAAGAATCCAACGTCGCAACGATCCCAGGCCGCGTACATGATCGCATGTGCAATGCGAGAGTATTGGGGAGACGATTGCTACATTGTCCTGATGACGGGCTCTCCAGCACCCAAAAGTCCACTGGATTGGTGGATGCAGTGCCACATCGCTCGTCCGGGTTATTTGATTGAGGGAGATTACAACAAACTACGAAGTCGCTTGGCCGTTGTGGTTGAACGCGATTTTGGTGCTGGTGCGTTTCCGCACATCGAGACATGGAAAGATCGAGACGGTATATGTGACGTGTGTGGCAAGGAAGAAGGCGCGCCGGAGCACAATTCTGAGATGGCTCAGTTCTGCGATGACGAAGATGTCGCTATCCATGATTTCACACTCGCAGTCAATGAGGTTGCAAAATTACACCGCAGAATGAGCGGCCTTGTTCTAACGCAATTCAAGAAAGATTGCGTAGACTTGCCCGACAAGCGTTATGACAAGATACATCTTGAACCCACGAAGAAGCTCATCCAGATTGCTCGGACTATTGCCTCGACGGCTCCAAGCGTTGCTGAAGCGTTGGTCCGCCTTCGAACGCTATCTGACGGCTTCCTGTACGACCAGGAGAAGACAGGTGTTGAGACCTGCCCAATTTGCGAGGGCAAAAAGGAAATGATGGATTGGGTTATCAAACCCGAGTTTGAACTCAATCTTCCACCGTTGCAACTCGATGAGTCCGAGGATGACTGGCGAGAACGACATTTTGATCGTAAACTCATTGAGTGCATTCGTTGCAGTGGTAGGGGTGAGGTAGACACGTTCACACGCTTCGCGAAAGAAGTTCAGTGTCCGAAGGAGGATGCCCTACGTGATCTGATTGAGCGACACGCAGAGGTTGGACGCTTGGTCGTGTACGCAGGATTCACTGGTTCCGTCGATCGCTGCGTCCGAATCTTCGAAGACATGAAGTGGGAAGTCTTCCGTTGGGACGGCCGTGGGAAGCATTGTTCTATTCCAGATGTCAACCCTCTTGAGTTATTCCAAAGCAATGACAATCGGAACATTGGGTTTGTTGGTCAGCCTGGTGCTGCTGGTATGGGTCTTACGCTCACTGCGTCGCCTTCGTGTGTGTACTGGTCGAACACTTTTAACGCTGTTGATCGGATACAGAGCGAAGATCGCATTCACCGCGTTGGTATGGATACTGTACGCGGTGCTACCATTATTGATCTTTTTCATCTACCAACAGATTACCTTGTTTATCAAAACATAGAGGAGAAGAGGGCGAGACAGGATCTAACAATGGGTATCGACATCTCAATGGCTCAAGTCTTGGAGAGTCTTAATGACTAAGTTCGAGAAACAACACTCCGATGAGCTGGTCGCTGCGGCAGCGGCCAAAGTTGCAAACGGAATGTCGATAGCTCAGGCAGCGCGTGAAGCTGAGATGCCTGTGTCATCGCTGAGTTACCGCTTGAACAAGATGGGTGTCTTCAGTAGAGGGGAGACACAAAAGAAGCAAACGAAAGCTGATTTGCCTGAGTCTGAACTCGGAATTGTGAATGAGCTAGAAGGCCGGATTCATCTGATGCAGGATGAACTCCGTGTCACGAAGGCTCAACTATCCGCAGCTCAAAAGAACCAGATGCTTTTGAAAGCTCTGGGAGAGCAGCTTCAGGAATTGGCACAACCGATTCCGCCACCATATCCATCCTGGCAGAAGTTAGTCAAAGGCCCTGTTAAGGAATCATGTGCTCTACATTTGAGCGACGGACATCATGATTCTGTGATCCTACCGCACCGTGTTCAGGATTTGGAGCGTCACGACTTCAATGTAGCAATGGCTCGCGGCGAGAATCTTGTCGATACGGTCTGTGATTTTACCCGCAATCGGATGGTGGGTTATGAGTTCAATACGCTTTGGGTTTTGGCCTACGGCGACCACACAGGCGGTGAGATTCATCGAGCCGTTGAACACAGTCATTTCGGCAACATGATGAGGAATTGTTTGGCGATTGGTCAGTTTCATGCTCAAATGATCCGTGATCTCTCGGAGTGGTTCCCCGAGGTTAAGGTTCTGTATCTGAGTGGCAACCACGGCCGTCGCAAGGATGTTCGGAAGAAAGATTACCAGGCAGCCTGGGACAGTTGGGATTATCTGATCGCTGAGACATCACGTTCGTATTGCAAGGATTTGTGGAACGTTGAATTTTTGATTCCAGACTCATTCTCCGCCGTCATCGAAATCGAAGGATTCTACTTCCACACTTCGCACGGCGATGACATTCGTGGTTGGGCTGGCGTGCCTTGGTATGGTATTGAACGCAAGACACGCCGACTCATGGCCCTGAACGCCGCCCATGATCGAAGGATCGACTACTACTGTATGGGCCATTTCCACACGCTCGGAACGCAGCAAGCGTTGAAGGGTGAGACTATAATCAATGGGGCCTGGATCGGGACTGATCCTTATGCCTTTAACAGCTTGGACGCATACAACGAGCCCATGCAGTTGTTGCATGGCGTCCACGAAAAACGCGGCATGACGTGGCGTTTGCCTATCAAGCTCCGCCGTGAAGTGGAAACACCTGAGCGTTATAAAGTTTCACTCGCATCGCCAGAGGGTTAAAATGGACAACAACTATGAAGTACATGAGATTCCGATGGCTGAGATCCATTCGGATCAGGATTTCAACTGTCGTGGATTTATTGCTCCGATGGATGTTCATTCGCTTGCGAAGGATATTGACCAAAACGGTTTGCAGTTTCCGATCGCCGTGCAGCCAGCCGAAGAGATTGCGGACGAGTTGCCGGACGGAAAATGTTACAGAATTGTTGCCGGTCACAGACGACACCGTGCTTTTGAGATTCTTCGCAGAGATGTCATTCCGGCGATGATCAAACGTGGGCTCACGGAGGTTCAAGCTCGGGTGTTCAACCTCAGCGAGAACCTCCAACGGGCCGAACTCAACATTTTGCAGGAGGCGAAGGCGCTCCTCAAGCTCAAGGAATTGGGTCTTGTGCAGGAAGCGGCTGCGGAAGCTGTTGGGCGCACTCGATCTTGGGTGCAGATTCGATACAATCTGTTAGAACTGCCGGAAGTGATTCAGGAGGAAGCTGCCGCGGGTCTTTTGAACCAGGCGCAGATTAAGCAGATTTACGGACTCAAGGGGACATCTGATGACCCGACGAAGGTACAGGAAGCGCAGTTTGCTGCTGTCCGGGCAATCAAGAATGCTCTGCTTCGTGGTGAGAAGGGAATCAGTGTCGCGAAGAAACCAGAAGCAGACCCCTACAAGAAGAAGCGACGAGCGAAGAATGAAGTTCAGGACATGATTCACCACATTGGTAAATCCGGTCCCGGCTTTGGCTTCGCTACACGTTGCCTGGCTTGGGCGAATGGTGAGATCAACACGGCTGAGTTGTATCTCGAAATCAAACACCAATGCCAGGAGATTGGAAAATCTTATGTCATTCCTGTTGCTGCGTTAGAGCAACAGAGCGCCGAGGTGGCAACTCCAGGCGACTGCAGCGCCCCTCTCTCGACGGAGAGTTGTACCTAGTCACGACGGTGGCTAGAGGCCAGCGGCGGGACCGGGTGCCGAAAGGGCATGGTCCCGCCGCAGCCTCGGCTTTTTGAACTTTGGAAGATGTGGTGTCTTCCCTTTTAGGGCTCTGCCAGTAGACAAGCCGCGGATGTCAGCTTAGAAGTGCAGCCTGGTGTAGTCAGGCCAGAGCCCTTTGGGGCGTTAGTGTAGCGGTTAGCACACGGGGCCTTCAACACCGTATCAGTGGGTTCAAATCCCCTACGCCCCACTTGGTCCAAAGTGGGTGGGAGTGTCGTCTAACGGTAGGACATCACCCAGGTGAAAATGCTGGTTCAATTCCAGTCACTCCGCGACCCACATTTTGAGGTTAAAATCAATGACAGCTTATATGAGATTGTCGGTTGCGATCTACAATTCGGTACGGACACCAAAAGAGATAGCCGAGATTTTGAAGGAAGCCTTGAAACACGAGGAAGAAATTGAGATTTTGGTTGATGAACACACCGGGGAATGTTCCGAAGATTTCTGTCTGGAGCACAGTTGATGGAAAAAGACCTGTTCGATTGGGAAGATGTTGATATCATTGACGAAGGTCATCTTAAATTTTACCGTTGCCGACTTAAAGTTGGACTTGGAAATTTCAAGCTGGACATGGTTGTTCCGATAATCGAAATCAATTTCGACAGCGGAACAATGATCCTTTACGAAGCAGACGGTCAACAAATCTCAGAACACAAGCTCGGACTCACAATCAAAATATGATCTACTTCGATACTGAAACTTGTGGACTGCACGGCATGTGCGTCCTGATTCAATATGCCGAGGATGATGGTCCGGTTGTCCTGCATCATGTGTGGAAGCGGCCGATCCAAGAGACTTTGGAGCTGATCGAGTGGTTCTGCGAGAATGAGGTTTGTGGGTTCAATCTCACGTTTGATTGGTTCCATATTTCCAAACTCTATACGACCTTCAGCTTGTTCCATGACTACGATGCTTTGCCAGAGGATCACATTGAGGAACTGGCCGTTCTTGAAGAACGAGCACGGACCTAAGGACTTTGCATCAAGCCGAAGGCCGCACTGGATCTGATGCTGCACGCCCGCAAGGGACCGTACCAGTGTCTCATGGCGCGAAAGGATATTCGAGTCAAGCGAGTTCCGTCCATCATGGCGGAGCGTCTGCGTTCTGAATTAGCAAACCGAGTTCAACTCGACGGTATTTACTTCAACAATCGGAAAGACCCGACCGCTCCACAGTGGAACATTGCCGACAACGAAGACAGAGACGGGAACAAAGATCCTGAGTTCCGAGATATTGTACTCAAGTTCAAGCCGGACATGAGTCTAAAATCTCTCGCACAACATTTGCTCGGGGTAAAGGAAGAGTTAATTTTCAAGTTCACGGATGTTGATCCGCCCGCAAAACTGAGACCATATGAGGGAGGAGAAAATGGCGGATACGCGCCTTTTGCCTTGACTTGGGGTCGTCCTGGTCGATGGAATGGTACATGGCCAGAGGTCATTAAGTTCCATATTGATCATTGGCGGTATAACGAACTTGCCCAACGATACGCTACGAATGATGTCATTTACACGCGCGGTCTTCACAAACACGAGAAGTTTGCCGATGCTGTGGCCGGTGACGATGATTCTGAACTCGCGTGTATGGTCGGCGCTGTAAGGTGGCGTGGGTACGCGGTTGATCTCGAAAAGGTCAAAGCCCAAAGATCCGACGCCCTTGTTCGTGCTGCCAAGGCTCCCATTGCCCCGACTGCGGTGAAACGCTGGCTCGGGGAAGTCATGGATGAGGATGAAATCAAAATACTTGATCTCCGAGGCACCAAAGATGTGGTGCTAGAAGAGATCGGCGGTAAGCTGGACGAAGAAACCCAAAAATTCACGGACTATTGGGAAGATGAAGAAGGAAACCCACACCCAGTCGCTGAGCGAGCACGAGCCGTCAGGGACGCCCGTAAAGCAAAGAAAGAGGTTGAGCTTTATGACAAGCTCATCCAAGCAGGGAGATTTCACGCATCATTTGTTGTCATCGGAACGCTTTCAACCCGGATGTCAGGCGCTGATGGTCTTAATCCGCAAGGCATCATAAGCTCGGAATACGTGAGAAGTTGCTTCACACTTGCTGACCTTGGTATGCAGCTTGATGGTGGCGACTTCTGGTCCTTTGAGGTTGTTATCTCTTGTGCCGTTTACAAAGACAAAGGTCTTGAGGATGATCTCAAAAGTGGCAAGAAGATTCACGCTTTACTCGCTCAGAGCATTTACCCGGATCTTGATTATGATACTGTCATGCGTTCTAAGGGTGCAAAGTCGGGTATTGACTACTATACTCAAGGAAAACGAGCAGTCTTCGGTTTGAACTATGGTGGCGACGCTAACACACTTGTCAATCGACTTGGTGTAACGAAGGAAGCAGCAGAAGAAACATTCGACCGATTCTACAAACGATATCCGGGAGTTGAAAAAGCACGCAAACAAGTCATTGATTGGTTCTGCTCGATGCGTCAACCGGGTGGAATCGGCAGCAAGGTTATATGGCATGAACCACGAGACTACATTGAATCACTCCTCGGATTCCGACGGTACTTCACCCTCGAAAATCAAATATGTAAGGCCCTATACGACCTTGCCAACGACCCTCCTGACGAATGGAAGCAGGTCCGTATCAAGGTTGTGCGTCGAGATCGCGAGCAAACGGCTTCAGGCGCATGTCGAAGCGCTCTTTTTGGCACGGCCTTCGGATTGCAAGGCAACAATATGCGGGCTGCTGCAAACCACGTCATCCAGTCTACTGGGGCGGGGATTACGAAAGCAGTCGAGCGCAGAGTTTGGGATCTACAACCTGCGGGCGTGGCTCCTTGGCTCGTCGCTCCTATGAATGTCCATGACGAGATCATGGTTGCCGCTGATCCTAAAATCAGTAAACAAATCACTCGAACCGTTAAAGAAGAAGTCTCACGCTACGTTGACATTATTCCTCTGATTAAAATCGAATGGGAGGAAGACTTACAATCATGGGCGGAGAAATAAACGCAGAGGCTTGGTACGACCACTTAAACTCTCTTGCAAGTCTCCTTGAGAGCTTGATAGAGAAAAGCGCATACGTTCCTCTCGGACCAGCAGATGGCAGTTTATATTGCCAGCTCTGCAATACGTTTGAACAGTATGCCAAAACGATGGAGGATTCGTTTCGTGAGAACCAAGGACGCGGCGGTACAAATCCAGATGGAGGTTCGACGTAGGACATTGAACCTCAGAGCCATTAAGCGAGTAGTCGAACAGTACAATTTCCGAGAACTCTGGGAATCATCGACGAAAGACGATCGTGAGTGGCTCATTGGCGCAATCGAAGAATGTGATATTGAGGGCGTTCGTGCGTGGATGCGAGAACGCAGTCTTGAGGATAAGACCAAACAGGAGTTGGTTGATCTGGCCCGTTATCATGGCATCCCGAACTACAGTCGGATGCTGAAGTATGAACTTGTTGAGGCATTGACCAGTAATGGCAAAACAAGCACGCGCTGATGTCGAGAAACTTTTGAAGTCGATCGCATCACTATTGAAACTTGCGGGTATCCCAAAGCATCAGATCAATGTTGCTCAGGGTCCGCGGTACAACTCCAGCCACTTCGCACGTGCGTTCGACTGGTTGCATGAGTTCAAACTCAGTGAAGAGTTTGTCGGTTTGCAGGAAGCATGGGACTTACGTCCGCCGGATGTTTGGGCGCATTACGAGTTGATCGGTGTTGAGGGTTTGGCGGAACAGTTGATTCTCGAAAAAGCGAAGAAGGCAGTACAGACTCGTTGGCGACAGAAACGACCCCGTATGTTTGGTCCGAACAGGAGTATCAAAGATGGCAAGAACGACAGGCGTCAACGCGGCGCGCATCAAGGCAGTCCTGTATAGCTGCCGGTTCAAGCCGACCGATCCCGGTCCTATGAGAATTATTGCAGACGTTGGCAATCCTGTGTATTATCGCCAACGCGTTTGTGAATTGCTGAAAACGCTGGACGCTGAGGATTGTGATAAGGAATCGGGTAACGCGGTCATGCGTCAGTGTATCTCGATTTTGGCGTTAGCGATTGCGGAGAGTGAAATCAACGAATAGTGGTCCAATGGACCTAAAAACTTTAACCTTGGAGAAATCCTATGAAGATTCAATCTGGTGACTACTGGTCGCGCGTTTCTTTTGGCAAGGTTCTTGAAGTTGGCGGCGGTAGCGTCGTTGTTCAGAATGAGGATGGACTCGAATGGAGCATCAGCCGTGACATCTTTGACAAGGAGTTCACGGTTGCGGATGCTTACAGTTCTGAGGGCCAAGATTCACGAACCCGCATCCTGAAGAAGATACTGGAGTATCCGCGCACCGCGATCACGATTGCCTTTCGGAAGAAGGTGGAACCGAAGACCGTCATCGAAGCTGCGTTGGCGGCCGCAGATGAAGGCGACTTGAAGAAGGCTATTCGCAACGCCATGAAAGGTGAGTTGCGAGTCATGAAGGGCCGTCACTATGGGGACTTTGATGTCCACGGTCGTCTGAAGGTCGTCGATATGGAAGACCCGAAACGGATTTTGAAATCAGTTGATCCTCGTACTATCGAATGGGCCATTGTTAATGGCGTCAAGTACGAGGTCAAGTAGCATGGTTAAGATCGGGAAAATCCGGGCTGCGAAAGGGCCAGAAGCTAAGATTCAGAGCAATATCATTCGCTATCTTCGGATGCGCGATTGGTTTGTTAGATCCACTCACGGCTGTGCCTACCAGTCCGGTTTTCCCGATCTTTTTGCTGCTAAACGCCGTTACGGTCCACGATGGATTGAAGTCAAAAACGTAAAGAATTACAAGTTCACAGACGCACAACTTGATACTTTTCCTAAGATTTCAGCTTGTGATGTAGGAATCTGGGTGCTTCAAGAGGCAACCGATGATTCCTATGAACGCTTATTCAAGGCACCAAACTGGGCAACCTACTTACAGGTTGCCAATCCGTATGCGCGGTTCCGTGCGAAGAAAGAAAAACCGAAACAAGACTTACGAAAAGCAGGGCATGGGCCAGAGCGCGCTATACAAGATGAGATCATTGAGGCACTGACCCTAGATGGGTGGTTCGTGCTCGAAACCTTTGGTTCGTTGTTTCAGAGCGGGTTTCCTGATCTGTATGCTTGCAAACGGGGAGAAGGGCAACGCTGGATCGAAGTCAAGCAGCCCAAAGGGTACAAGTTCACAGGCAGACAGTTGGAAGTTTTTCCGAGAATGCAAGCAGAAGGTGTTGGTATTTGGATTTTAACCTCAGGCGATCAATTAAGCCTGATTCACGAACCCCCGAATTGGCACAGGTTTCTATGAACAAGCCAGAGCATATCCAGTGGGCATTCTGTCTTATCAAGCCAGACGCAATCGAGCGCGGCATGATTGGGAGGATATTCTCCCGCATTGAGGATGCGTTCCTGCAAATTGACATGATGCAGATGCGCCACAAGACGGCGGCATGGGCTGAGAAACATTACGGTATTCTCAACGATCAGCCGTTCTTTCCTGATCTTGTTAATTTCATGACGGTTCGCCCGATCATCGGTTTCGTTGTTTCGGGACCACATGCGATCAGTCGTTTGCGTAAGCTAGTTGGTGACACAAAGTCGTGGCAGGCCGCGCCTGGGAGTATAAGGGGCGATTGGGGAAGTTTCCCAGCCATGTATAACCTGATTCACGTTTCAGAGTCTCAAGAAGAGGCACCGCGTGAACTAGCGTTATTCGTTGACATCAACACTGATAATGTGGCGCAGGAGATCAAAGATGCCAGTCAACCGGTGCCAGAGTAACGGCAAACCCGGTTTCAAGTGGGGTGATAGCGGTAAATGTTACACCTACACGCCGGGCAACACGCAATCGAGAGTTCGTGCTCGTCAAAGAGCGGAAAAGCAAGGTCGCGCGGTATCAATCAGTAAGGCTCGGGAAGCCGGGCACCAGATCCCGAAGAGGTAGTATCATGGCCGTTGGTATCTTTCTTGACCTGTCGGACTTGTACCACAGGGTAAATCGGAAGTTTGGGAAGAAGCTCAATTTCTCATCCGTCCTCGAAGTATTGAACGAGGAAGGCGATGTTGAGGAGCTTCATGCCTATGGTATACAGCGCAACAACGAGGCTTCCGGTTTTATCACTTGTCTTCAACGGCTTGGATTTCAAACTCATTTCAAGTATCCTGAGATCATTCGCTGTGGCGATCGTGAGCTGAAACGCTCAAATTGGGAATGTGGGATTGCCTGTGACGTGTTTCGTTTCGTGCAGACACGTTTGGAAATATTCAAAGATGAAAAGGTGATTCTAGGCACCGGAAGCAATATCATGTCGCCACTTGCGAAATATCTCACCGAGACGGATCTTGAGTGTGTTGTACTGTGCTGTGGTGTCGGAAAGGAACTTCGGCACCACGCATCGAGAGTCATCGAAATAACGGAGGATCTCCTTGAGTAGATCGAAGAAGGGTGGGAAAGGTCCGGGCCATGAGTATTGGTCTCGCAGAGCGAACGGCGAGGGTAAGCATCTACGCGACCCTGGACGACCGAACAAGAAAGCAATGAATCGGGCAGAGAGACATCGAGACAAGCAAAGGCTCAAAGACTATGAGATTCCGGGGACAACCGAATAGATGGTCATGCAGTGTAGCCGCAGCGGCTATGGTCATGGACATTGAGATCCAAGAGCTAATTGATGGCATTGGGCACGATGGGTCCGAGATCGTGTTTCCTGACCTACGGGAGCCGATGTGCCGTGCCGGTTTCGACATTCAGGAGATTATTGATTTTGCACTCAATTGTGGGTGGTCAATAACTCCGATTGAAACAATCCCTGTGGTGACGTCGGACGGCGTGCAAACCCGAGAACTCTTTGAGCGAGAGAAGGCATATGCCAGAGTCGAGAACTACCTCAAGAGGTACAACGGCGTCGTCTACGGGCAAAGGTGGGACCAGAACTGGTGGCACGTTGTCGCTTGGGACAGTGAAAAGCAGCTTTGGCTTGATCCGTCTGGTCCGGTACTGCCGAAGGAAAAGCCGCCGATCAAAATCGCCACGTTCTACGTCTTTATGAAAAATGAGCACAAACTCGGACAAAGTTTCCTGAACGCAATCGTGAACCGCGGTAGGACAGACCTGAAACCCGAGCCGGTCTTCCCTGACAAGATTGGACTCAAAGAAATGCCAGCCGCATACAAAGGGCCACCTCGCTTCGCGTAGGCGCGGGCACGTTCAATATTTATTTTTAAGGCGCACACGCATGTACGTGGATAACGCACGCAAGGCAGCTTTTATCTTACATCCGAGGGCAGCCTCGACTTCATTGTCTTCAGTATTCAACGGGATGAACCTGAAACTGGTGGGGACAAAGCATGGTGTAAGTCCTGAGATCCTTCGTCCTGATTGGAAAGTCGGATGTGTTGTGCGCAACGCATTCGACACCCTTGTTTCGTGGTATTACGTGCGACGACATTTTGAGGGTAGTTTCCACGATTGGCTGGAGCAAGAATCCGATTTCATGTGGCTTGATCGTGGAATGTTCTACGGTCTGCCATATGCGACACACGTCCTGCGATTCGAGCACCTACAAGATGATTTCGATGTGTTCTGTGATGAGGTAGGTTGGCCTAGAACTGAGATTCCACATCGCGGCAAAGGTAAGGTCCGCGACGGTAAGCCATTCCAAGAGGTAATTCCAGGAATAGCACTTCCCGAGATCAAAATCACAGGAGACGGAGATGTTCAAGTGGCATGGTAAAGATCACAGTCGGTTTTGGCATTTCTGGGCGCGCTTGCTACCGCGTCCGTTGAAGCGTTGGGCGATCGTTGTCGCGACGGCTAACTACATGAGTGTTCACACGCACGTGAGTCCAGACTCGATTGATGTGATGGAACTTGTGAAATTCTACGATTGATTTCAAACTCAAAAACTCAACTCAGGAAAAAGAAAAAATTTTTAGTCGCTTGACAAGCGCTCAAAAATATAGTATAATAGTGTAGCCGGACTGTCGAATTTTACTTGTCAAGTGGAGTTGAGTTCATGAGTTCAAACTCAAGACACATTTTGGGAATCGGGACTGAGGTCAAACTCACAAGCAACGGTGATCTGATTGATCCTGATGCGGAACCGCAGATCGTCAAAGTCACTGGTATCACCAGGACACACGTCAACTTCAGCAACGGAGTTTCAATTAGTCATAAGGAAATCGAGTTCGCGTTGGATGCTTTTGGAGGTTAGTGCTATGTTAAGCAGACGAGCGTTTTTGTATTTGCACGAGGCGGCGAAACTTGAGGTTGAAATCAATGGAATGTGCGAATCGCCGATGGATCAGCAGAAGGCTGAATGGTTGTGGCATTTCACACAACCCTACGTTTTGATCTACCATCCGACCTCGAAGCGAGGTTACTATCTGGATCGAAACTATAACTTCATCGTCGATGTTCAAGATCCGCCGATCCCAGGTGAGCCTGAACCGGGAGTACCGGAAGTCTTGACGCGGGTCATACCGCATGAGACTGAACGCAGACACCAGGGTGCGGCCAACGGCGCACCAGAATGGGTTGACTATTACTCACCAAGCGACTTCACAACGTATTGGCTGTACTAATCATGAAACGCAAGTGTGAACACTGTGGTAGTGACGAGGCTTTTGGAACAGTCATTCGTCTTGGCGGAATGGAATTGTTGCCGGTGCTTTGTTTTGAGTGTCGTAGTGAACTCTTCAACAAAATTGACAAAGTGATCACGACCTTCAACGAAGAAGTGACCGGCTGATTTTAGAATCATAGCTGAAGATCAAAGGGATCTGAAGATGAACATGCCTCGAATAGACATGCAGGCTTTATGGAGAAAGCTATCAGCCGAAGACATGGCGATTGTTCGTCGTGTTGTTCGTGATTGGAAACTCAGAAGTTCCCGCCCCAAGATCCACGATTCCGCCGAGAGCCGTTACGCTATCTACGTCTGGCGGATGGTTGCCTTCCAAATCTCACCCAATGTGCAGCATCACTGCATACCAACTACTTGCTTCTGGTATCTGCCAAAGAATACCAGTAAAGCCGTGATGCAGCGTCTTGACAGCATCGTTGATGCTATCTGTGATACGGTTCCCAACGAGGAGTGGTGGGGAATACGCGCCTGGTGCGGTCTAGACAGCTTGGAAGCTGCGGACGAACGCAAATTCTTTATGAAAGGATGGAAAAACGATGCGCGTTCGTACTTCGCTGATTCGGAGGCTCGTAAGGCTCGTTTCAAAGACTCCGCCGATCATGGTGGATTTCGAGAACACGCTGATACAGGGTCACCACCGTTTTAATGTTGCTCAGGGTTTGGGTATCCCGGTCTATGCCGAGTATCCAGACGGGTCTGTTAAGTTGATTGATGTTCTGGAGATTAAGAAATGACTATTGAGTGGTCGCCGATTGACAGTGCTGCGGAAGCGGAAGGTTGGGCTTTGAAACGTGCGTTCAAAATCAAACGACCTCAGAAAGCGCGCGGACCATCGAACAGAAGCCCACTGGCTCGCGACTATCGTTACAGCCCCAAGCGTAGGAGAGGGCCTGATTTATTGGAATTGTTGAATGTGATCGACGGGAGACCAACATGAGACTGCCGCCAAGGATTAAGAAGTCACGGCTCCCCACCGTGACTGAAGCTGTCAAGAGAGGAGACCCCGCGGCAATAAATGAAATGATCGAAGGACACATGCGACTTGCAATGTCCGTAGTGAAACGGTGTAGAAACCGGTCAGAACTATGTTCGGTTGCCTTGTTCGCTGTAGTCAAAGCAGTTCATTACATTGCTGAGGGCAAACTCACACACGACAGCCCAGACGCCTACATCGCAACCTTCATACACAGAGATGTGAGGAGGGCACAGAGGAGACAGGAGTACATTTCTGATAAGGATGGTTCACCGTATCTTCACTTTGACTTGCACGAGGATGACGCTGCTGGTTATACTCAGCACACGGCGGTCACAGTTGAAGAAACGGTCAATGCTATCACAGAGGATAGAACTGACCGGGAAATAGTGGACTTGCTACAAACCGGTCACAGCGTAACTGAGATTGGACACCGTTTGGCCCTTCACAAGGGCAACATTTTCCGAAGAATCGCTGCCATTCGTAAGCGCTACAGGAGACTTGAGAATGAGTGACTTGTTATCGAAGTACAAAGAGACCGTCGAGAATCCGCCGAAGGCTGGTGACATTCTCAAGACGTATGACGACTCGCCCGTGATACTGCACGTGCAGATCGAGGAAGGCAAGCCACCGTTTGTATACGGTCGAGCCTTTGTCTCCGAGGTCTTGGACGACACGCTCGGATGGTACGTTCGCGGTGAGAATGATGACCACAGCATCGGCTGGAAATGCGTGCTGATGACGCGGGCTCGCCGCGATGTCATCAAAAAGTGTGAGGTTGTGGATGATAAGGTTCGTGTCAGGTCACTGAGAGTCGTGCGACCCTCGGAGTCTGGACGTGCCCTTCTTTGCGAAGTTGAGGAGTATTGCGATGAGACTACTGGAAGTGAATCAGAGAACGGGTGATTTTGAACTCAACGGACAACCGATCGGCAATTACATGGAAGCTCAAGCCATCAACAGAGCAGGGATAAGAATTCTGCACAGCTTGGAGCACAACCCGTCCTACGGTGAGATTGTTGCTTGGCCGAACAGTTATGGCCCGCATCGTGTGCATCGTCTGTCAACAGTCATAGACGAGGCAACGAGCGCTTTTGTTGTGGTTCGTGACCGCTGGCAATGGGAGCCTAGACATGAGCACCGCTCGTCTGACGATTGAAGCAGTCTCGGCGATCATGGAGGTTGAAGTCAACTATCACTATTATCCACCCGAAGATCCAGGCGGCTACGGCCGATACCGTGTTCCCGGTGACGTTGAGCTTGTCAGTGTCAGGGTTCTTGAGTTCACGATCGACCAAGGCACATTCAAGCGAGAGGAAGCCAGCAACCCGGAAGCGTTGGACTTGGATGCCAACAACCATATCGCGGATCACTGGGACAAGTACCTGGAGATACTGATCAATGAAGCATGATCCCAGCAAGCCGATCAGGAGCGTAGCGAAAGGATTTACTTATCGGTTGATCTCGATGCCAGTCTCGCCGATCCTTGCCTACGCTTTTACCGGAAGTTAGGTTCTTGCTGGCAAATTGGGCGTTTGTGAGTTTTTGATCAAGGTTCTCTTGTTCTACGTTCACGAGCGCGTTTGGCACCAGTTACCCTTCGGAAAGGAAGAAGATGTTCGGCAGACGTAGAGTTGCAGAGGCAAAGCTCTCGATTGATGAGCATCCGAACACCGAGCGTCCGGTCCTGATGGCCGGCGAAGGTGGAACTTGGCGACTTATCATGGAAGTCGAAGACGTAGGTCTCCTTGAGTTTAGAATCAAAGGCAACAATGTCAAGATGATTCTGGAGCGAGGAAACCAGATTTGCAACGTCACACCGCAAGCCTACAAACTCTTTCCCGGCCTTGAAAAAGCCGTCACTTGCATGATCGAACGTTGGCGTTCCCTCAACATTATCGTCAAACCGGAGTCTTAAAATGGCCGCACAATGGCAAAAGAACGAACTCAGAGAATCCATCGACGGCGCTTTTGACACCATGTCGGTGCAACAATTGTGGGCGATCACCAAGTTGTGCAAGTTCGTGCGACAGCGAGCCCGCAACAACGCCGCCTTCAACAACCTCATGAACGAACTGTTCCCGCACGCCCGATTCCGACAAGTTGAGAAGCAAAAGGAAAACGGCGAGACCTATCCTGGTCTGGAGATCACACTCAAATGAACTTCTGGCAACAAGACTGGTGGTGGTCCGGTCTTATCGCAACCGTGACCTGTCTCACTTTCGTATTCCTATACTGCTGGCGGAGGCGTTATGAGTAGGCAGTGGTCCAAGTATCAACTAGGAGTGTTTGACTTCGTGGCCACTGGCTCCGGCAACGGCCTTGTTGAGGCCAAACCCGGCAGTGGTAAAACAACCGTAATTGAGGAGGCAATCAACCGTGTTCCCCAGGACAAGAGCGTCTTGGCCCTAGCGTTCAATCGTCACATCCGCGATGAGCTGAAGGACCGGATGGAGCATCTTGTCCACGTCACAGTGCATACGCTCAATAGCTTCGGCAACAGCGTGTGCAAACAGTTCCTTGGCTGGTACAAAGTCAATGAGAACAAACTCAGAAACATCTTGAAGTTTGACATCATGAAGCTCACCAGACAGAGCTACACGAAGGAAAACTTCAAGCGCTTCTGTCTGATTCAGGGATCAATGCTACGCATCATAGCGTTAGCGAAGGCACAAATGGTCTTCGAGATAGAAGACCTAGCGAGTAACTGGCAACAGATCGCTGACCAATTTGATGTTGAAATCCCTGACATCAATTTGAGTGTTTACGAGGGCGTCTTGCTTCAGCTATTCCAGCTTGACCAGCAAAAGACGAAGGTGATTGACTATGACGATCAAATTGCTATCCCCGTTCGTCGTGACCTTCCTGTGCCTAAGTTTGATTTTGTTTTTGTCGATGAGGCGCAGGATCTTACACCAGCGCAGATTGCACTCACGTCTAGAGCAATTGGTCCTGAGGGACGCGCTCTATATGTTGGTGATCGTCGGCAAGCGATTTACCAGTTTCGCGGGGCGGATAGTCGTGCAATGGAGAATGTTCAAATGATGATGGATTGTCATTTGCTGCCGCTGAGTATCTGTTATCGGTGCTCGAAGGCAGTTGTGGCTGAGGCCGCACTCATTGTTCCCGACATCGAACCGTTTGAGAAATCGCCAGAAGGAGTTGTTGACAACATTAAGGAAGATGAGTTCCGAGCACAGGCCGCGCCGGGAGACGTAGTTCTGTGTCGCACGACTGCTCCCGTAGTGCAGGAGTGTCTGAGGTTCATTCGCGAGGGTAGAAAGGCTATTGTTAAGGGTCGTGATATCGGGCACAATCTCGAAGAACTCGTTAAAACTATCTGCAAAGGATATGTGGATATGGGCGTCGAGGAATTTCGAGACTTGCTCCGAGCCTATCACGAAAAGGAAGTCGAGAAACTCAAGAGAAATGACCGCGAGGAAAAGCAGATCATTCTTGAGGATAAAATCGACACAATCATGGCAGTCATGGAAGAATGCAACCGTGTTGTTGATATTTTCGACAAGTTTGCCGATATTTTCGGGGTTGAGTCAGACGACGCTATCAACCTCATGACCATCCACAAAGCGAAAGGGCTAGAAGCCGATGAGGTTTTCATTCTTAGACCGGATCTTCTCCCGCACAAGCTCGCCAAGTCACCAGAGGCACTCAGAGCCGAGGAGAACCTCAAGTATGTCGCAATCACCCGCGCCCAGACGAAGCTCCATTGGGTTAGCCCTGGTATGGCTGATCATCGGGGCGGCGTTAGTTCTCTCTGTTGATCGCACTTGCTACTGTATCGAGTACATCAAGGACGAGAAAGTCAAGGTCGAGTGGCTCCGTCGGGAGAACTCGTTCCTCAAGGCTCAGTGCATCAGCATGAAGCGATTCATTGATTCTAAACTCAGGCCGCAGCGTCCTGGTCCTGGCACGTACCGCGATGGTAAGGTATTGAAATGGGTCCATCCCTGCTAATCGTCTTGGCGACGTTAGGGCATCCTCCGGTTCATGTTCCAATACTCCCGATCCCATATCCTATTGAGTGTCGAAACAAGATCCGAGTGATTCCTCCGAATCGGGGAATCAACGCCCTGCCGAAGCGAACTTACATTAAGGTGCCGCCAAGGCCAAAATCCGATGTTGTTCCGTATTCGGTCTACATGCGGCCGAATCCGGTTATGATCCACAACCCATACGTCAAGAGGCAAGAATTTGAGAAGCTACTAAAATCAATTCCTGATCCACCGAGTCTTGATTCCTACCAACCCAAACCCGGTCAAACGTTCCTTGAGTCGTTATTTGAGGAGGAGAAGAAACCGATGCCCGAAATGTCAACCACTATCACGTTGATCCCGATCGCTGCCCACGCTTTCATCATTGAGGCGTGCAACGTCGAAGACAAGTCCAATGCCGTGGTCACGCTGCACCACGAGGAAGGTGGTGATCACTGGACCGTTGAGTTTCCACCCAAAAACAGTGTTGACCGGGAAGGCGTCAGCGTTGCGGTGACGTTCAAGTTCACGAAGAAGGAAGTCGATGATCTTCTGATCAAGAACGTACGAGACGCCTTGAAGGACGAGGGCGCTGGTGCCTCTGTGATCACGTACCAGTATGCACCGGAAGCGGGAGTACCGGAAAAGGAACACGAACTTGAGACAATCACAATCGAACTCAAAGGCCGTGCTCGATGAGATTCATCCGTCTCCTCCTACGGTTTGCTGTTGCATGGTTCCGGTGGCGGTCCGCCGGAGCTGTGCGACGGCATTCCGAATTTGTGTGGTTCTTGTTCTATCGCTATTGCGACATTTGTGGGCACTATGATCCACGGTCCCGTGAATGCACATTGTGTGGATGTACTGTGAGTCCAAACTCAGATGAGCGAAACAAACTCGTCTACGCGACCGAGCGATGTCCTGACTCCCAATTCCCCGCAAACGTGGAAGTCGATGCGAAAGGAAGACTTGTCGTACTTGATCGCGAGATGTTGGAGGCACGCGAACAGGACGAGGATGGAAGCGGAGCAGAAGTATAGGGACGACGTTGCAGCGGTCGAGCTGTATATTCAGCTTGAGGCCAAACTCACGGACGAGGAGAAAGAGTTGCTGAGCGATCATCTGAGCGACGAGTTTTGTGAGCTTGTTGTAGCTTACGACAACGGAAACTTGAAACCGCCACAAGGCGATGTCGTTGATATGTTGCGTGTCACCGTGTTCCGTGCCGCAATCGAAGAACTCAGTACGAGGTATGTATGAAACGCCCATCACCGTTCCCGCAGCACGAACTCGGTTTCAGAACCGACAACAGGTGCCACCTGAGAGAAGAAATGGAACCAATCGACGCAAGAGCAAACCCGGACGGTTGGCCCACACGACTCCAGTTCCCAATGTTGAAGGGACCGGCGGATATTCCGTGGCAAGTGGAACCCGGATACTCGGAATCCGCGCAGCGGCTTTGTACGGCTCACAGGGAATTGGCCTACGCCGCAGCGTTTGCCAGAAACAACTTCAGCTACGCTCGGTATCTGGGTATCCACCTACCGCGTAAGAACCATCGTACTAAATCTTGGGCCAAGGTTATGACGAAGACTCGTCGAACCTTGGTAGCCGGTGGTCCGATGTCAGGTGCAATCCAGGTGCATCGTGAGTTTCTCATGTATCTGGGTGAGCTGCACGTCCAGGTGACTCGCTGCCTTGAGAACCGTGTCAATCTGTACGGGACGTTTCTTGATCTTAGACTCACACGGCCAACCGAGCTTCGCGAGTACCTCGACGGGAAAGATGTTCCTCAAACCAACGAAATCAACTGGTACAGTCAGTTCGATTGGGCACACTTGACATGGGAGGCACCAAACTCAGTTCTTATCAACAAGTGGTCACGTCAGGAAGACGAACAGATCAATCGTTATCACGTGGAGCTTGGAATTCATGGCAAGAGCTAAGTACATCTACTTCATTCGAGACGTCAAACAACACCTTGTTGGAGCCTTCACGTTCAAACACGAAGCGCATCGCTGGATGATCAAAACCGGACGAACATTCAGTCATTTTGAACTCAGTCGTATGAAGGATGGTGTTCAAGACAAGGAAGAAGAGGTCATCCTTTGGGATGAAGGTTACGTAAAACAACAAAACGAGGCCGTTGACCATGTTTTCACCAACGGCCAATTCCTACTGGAGCCGAAAGATGGGACTCCCGACGGACATTAGTGCTCAGGCACCGCCGGACTCAAAATCAAAGCTACCAAATGGGGTAGCAATCGCGATCGGTCACACTTGCAAAAGTGTTACGGATAGTATCGAACACGACGGCAAGCAAACCGATTTCACGATCCACGAAGCCGTGATGAAGGCGCTTGATGCAGGTTACAAGGCGACGGAGATCGACATAGCTGCGAAAACGCAGGTTGGGTAT